TTCCCAGGAGTTTTAACTCCATTCGCCGCTCTATACGTAGGAAGAGGAACGAGGTGTCTGTTTATCCATAGGTCGGTTTTAAAATCCAACTTATTGTTACGCAAAGGCGCTCCGACCAAACTTGGAATATTGTAACCAATGGAAGGGTTCCCATTTGATGGCTGTGCAATGAATTCCTTTGCACCTACATAGTAATTATCCAATACGTTTTTAACAGAATCATGTAACCAAAATTCGTTTACGAATCCGAATTTTGTTCGTATATTTACAGCCAACTCCTTGATACTTTTAAGATCTGGAAATCCACCTTGTGCATCAAAAACCTGTCCGGCATTTACAAGTTCTGTTACAAAACCGTCAAATTCGAGCCCGTTGATGCTTTTATTCCCATACCATGCTGCATAGGCAAGAGTTTGCATGATTCTGTTGATCGCGCCTTCTACTTGAATTGCCTCGGGATCATAGGAACCGGTATCAGACATGTCTAAAACCTTAGAAATTGCATAACCCTCTGCAAGGAATGATACTACCTTTGATACTCGATCAATGCTGACATCTTTAAATTCCGCGTCATCAGTCTCACCGACGAACGAGAAATCACCATTTCCACCCCAATCCAGAATTCTTCCGAAAATATTAAGTGTGGATTTAGTGTCCTTGTAATACATTGTGTTGAGAAAATTGTATTCATTGCTATCTTGAGCAAGGAGCACCATTTCTTCATCTAACGAATGCATGGTTGTAGCTTGACCATTTGTAAGTGCAGCGACATCCGTAATCCCTTGAGAGTTTGCGTTGAAAGTTTTAGCAAATTTGGTTAACTGCTTGATGTCCGTAAACGTTGCTGGGATCAAACCCATCATTACGTAAGAGGGATCTCCGAATCCTAGAAGATTCCCGGTCACCAAGAAAGTAAACGAAGCTAAAACTAGCCAAATTTTTTTTAGTTTCATCTTCTAGTTTTCTCCTTGTAAAGATTTTAAAAATAATTTTGCAGGTTCAGTGAATATTTCTTGAGACTTATAAGCCTGTAAATCTCCCATTGTTATAGCTTTTTCCTGAACACCTTTGAACAGCTTCTTTATAATCTGATCCCGAGTGCCAAGTTGGTTATCCGAAATCTGATCGATGGATGTTGTAGAGCGCTTTTCGCCATTCGGTAATCCGCCGATTTTTTGAATTTCTGATTTTAGAAACTCAATCTCAGTTTTGAACTCAGAAATTTGCTTTTCCGAAGCTTCATTGTCTTTGATTAATAGAGCGAGAACGGCTCCATATTCTTTGTCTCTTTTGGACAAAGAATTCAAAGACTTGCTGAATTGTTTAAGTTCAGTTCTTAACTTCAAAGAATCGAGGCCACCTTTTTCCATCGTTTTGTCTGGTTTGTTCTCCTCACTGGGCGGTGTTTCACCATCTGTGATTTCTTTGAGTGTATCCCAAACGGTTTGAGCATCTTCATCCTCAAGACCATTTGCTTTGCACCATTCTTTGATCGCGCCTTCTTCAACTTTCACTTCGCCTTTTTCGATCGCAGCTTGAAGTTTTGAAATGAGTTCCTCAGTAATTGCGGATTCGCCTCCCTCGTCCGGATTGCTCTCACCTGATGAGGGATTATCATCTGGAGGAGGGGTTTCCGATTTCATAAACGGGCCCAGAAAACCTTCCTTCCACTGTTTGAATTTATCTTTCATTTATTGCTCCTTAATTTTTTTGGTCTAAATGAACTAAAAGTTTAACGGCTTGCCCATTCGCTTCCTTTTGGCTGATCCCGTATCTCATCAAGAGATCTCGTATCTCCTCATAATCCGGCCTTAAAAGACCAACTTCCATGCGTTTTATCAACATATCGGATACGTAATCTCGGTATCCCCATGATTGAAGTATGTATTCCGCTATCGCTTCGTTGACGTTTTCTGGAAGCGGCGGAAGAGTTTCTGTTTTTTCAATGATGATTTCACCTGATGAATTGTTTCCTGCGAGTTCACGTATAAAAGTCTGCGCGTAAGCGGATTTCATGAGAATCATTTGTGTATCAGGATTTATTGCTCCACCGGGGGGACAAATTGCAATGTGGCTAATCCTTGCACGATCGTATGTGTCTGGACCGTACTTAGAAATTGTTTCTTGAGTAGGTTTAAAAAAACCGCCAGCCGCAGAGGCCTCAAGTCCAGAAAATCCATCTTCAAGCAAAGGAATATATGGTTTGATAAATTCATTTTCAGTATTGATTCTAGCTTGGCAATAAAGAGCATCTTTATCCCAAAAATAGTCATCTACTGGGCGACCAAGAACAGCTCCCTGTCTTGCTTTTTCGATTTCGGCGCGATGAATCGCGGAATCGGATTTGGAAAAAGTCAAGACATGAGAAAGGTGATTCCAGTCTATATAAGATTTACTTTTAAAGTAAGCCTTATCCTCCGGATGATCCCAAGCACATTTTAAAATCATCTCACCTTGCCTGTCTCTTGTTTCACTTGAGATTTTAAGTAAAACGTTAAGCATTTTCCCTGCTTTCTCAACTTCTTGAATTTGGGCCGATTTGAGAAAAGGGCGACCTTCAACTTTATTTAAATCACTCACTCGATATTACCTCTGTAACTCGGATTCGCCTTGTTCCCGTTGCCTTTATTAAAAGTTGCTCCGGCTGAAATCCACCCAATGCAACAATTTCCGCTTCTTTCCAATCCCCATTCAGTTTTGATTGGAATTGTATTTTTGCGGGATCACCAGCTTTGATTCCATTTGTCAGATCGGATTCAATATAGTTTGCAAAAAGAAAAACTGCGTTGATTGTTTTGTAACGCGTAAGATCTACTTGAATCGGAGACATTTGCGTATCTCTTGAATTGTTGTCGATATCAAAGAAATCTCCGAAACTTCCGGCTTCGAAATCGTAATCCACCGATTTTGTCGGAAAAGGAGTAAGCCCTCCATTTTCATTGACCAGTGATATATCAATTTTTACTCGTATACGATTCATGTGAAAACCGGAATAAAAAATCCGGAAACTTCCGATATTCCGGTGAGAATTGCCTTTTCAACGGCAAACGGAACAGTGAATTGTTCGTTTCCGTTTCCATTTCTTGTGTATTCCTGAATTTCATCCTTAGCTGAGTTATTAAGATAATCAATTGTCCATGCACCAAGGGCCCGAACTTCTAAAATAACGAAAATTTTTTCTTTGTCGTTTAAAATGATCTCTGAATTCCCATTTCCCCCATTCAGAGGAATGGTAAAATGATTATTGATCCTTGCTAGTTCGAGATCTTGAACGGTAAAAGATTTACGCACTTTTCCCTACCCAAAGATTGATTGTATGAGTTTGCAAGAATGGGGTTGATCCAGAAGCATTATCAAGAGTTAGGATGTTTCCGGATATGGATACTGTCCCGTCCCACGCAATTTGAACACCTGGCTTCACAGTCTGGACTACTCGGATATCCTCAAAGACTGGAGTAAAATCAAATGCAACTCTGATCTTTCCGATAGCAACTTCGACCGCCGTTGGAATTCTTTTTACAAATCCAGATTGTACGGTTCCAGGCTTTTGCCCAGATATAGAACTCGGTGAAGCCCATTGATTGCTTGCTCCAGCCATTGTTGATCCAAAAGTCGGTTCAGATTCAAATTCTTTGTTGATTGTAAGAATTTCGTTATTTGACATCCTGAGAGCAAAAACTTCTGAGTGCTTCTGAACGTTTATTGCAGATACAATTGCCGTTGAAACATTTGCCGGAGTATCATCAGAATGAGTAGAAATTCCGACATTTCCCGAAGGAACTCCTAAAAGGGCCCTATCAAATTGAAATATTAAACCGCCAATAGAAATTGTTTCTCCGTCGGAAACGTTCGAAGCTAATCGTAGAATATTTATTCCCAAATACCCCGGATCACTTAAAACATCAACCCAACGGAAACCATCCCAAAAAAGAATTCTTCCCGTATCAGATTCTCTTACAAAGAAGGGATCTTTTCCAGTTGTTAATCCCAGTCCGATTCTCTCTGCGGAGGTAAGGGAAACTTCTGATTTTAAAATGTAGCTCTGATTGAATTGGATTCTCTGAAGAATGTCCGGGTTCATTTATATCTCCGCATTGCGAGTAACTGGAGACGGACAAGGAGAATCCTTTTAAGGAAATGCAACTAAAAAAATTATGATTGTCAAAAAAATCTAAAGAAGATTTTGTCCTAGAGTAAATGCTTAACCAACCAAATATCCCACAATCAGAATTCATAATTATACATGCAGCAATAGATAGAATCCTTGCTCTACAAGAAGACGGAAAGATTGCTGTATATCCATCTCAAATAAAAAAGCTTAAGGACATCCGCCAAAAGCCGACCTATCTTACCCATGCGCAAAAAAACTTAACTCTTGCTATTATAGATTCAATTTTCATAAACCATCGAAATCTATATGATATTATGAGCCCGAAACAGAAAAAGTTTAAAGCACCTAAACCTGATTTAAATGCTCTTTTTAATAGAATTAGGATTCTTAACTCGGAAATTCTCGATAATTTGAAGCAACTAACATCTTTGCCGACTCAATCAGATTAACAGGGTCTTTGCCAAAACTTAAAATTTTAGCAAAGACCAGATTTCCAGTCCAATAAAAATACCCTACAATCCCTACATAAGTCCCAATCGAATAAATATCAATTTTAGGAGGGATGTTTGAAACATGGGTTATGGTAAACCCTGCTAAAGATTGAACAAATTTCGAAAGTTTTTGAAAACGAAATTTAAAAAGAATCAATACAATCCATTTATGAATTGGATTCATATTCTGGTCGTAAAACTTCTTTGAAAATCCCAAAAGTTCAAAATATTCCCTGTTCATAATTTCACGAACTCGTTTCTTTTCAAAACGCCTAGAAAATGCTCTTGATGATCTTCCCATTTTTTACCTGGTTTCTGCCACTATGGAGATAAACCATTCTCCTTTTTTTATAATATTGCGAGACGTTTTGGTTTGTACCTTTCGAGAATTCCAGGACCAATCGCCTTTAGTCTATTATACAGCTCTAATTGACGTGCCCCGAATAAAGAAGAGGTGGCTGACTGCGTTGTAGAAATTGATTCATGCAACGGTCCCACTCCTACGGAATAGGAGGCAATTGCACCAGCTTTTGATTCACCATGTGCAGACATGACCCTTAAACATGCCAACATTCCGATCACTTCGCATAATTCCGCAGGGACACGGGCCGCCGAATCGTAACCAGCAATGAAATCTATATAATGCACAGTCGGAACTCTAGTCTGTGGAAGTCCTGCGAAAACTCTTTGTGATCTTATCGCCGCATTGGGATTAAAATTGAATCCGTTCCCAAGCATTCCAACCGATCTTAAAATTCCAGATTCGTACGTAATTCTCGATTTACTTAGAAGGTCAATAGACATTCCATCTGGAATATTATCCATATTCCTAGCGACTGGATTCACGAATTCCCAACGTAAAACTCTATTTAAAGGTGCCTTTCCTAAGGAAACAAAGAAATTATTGCCCACATCATCATTTTTATAATCGATCGGATCAAACCATTTCGCATGAGATTCGATGATTCTAGGAAGATTCCCTTTCGGACGATGACGATAAACTTGTGGATAGATATCATGCTCAAGCTCATTAGATAGGGCTAACGTAATCCGATGAATTAATCCCTGGAGATTTTCATTTGTAATATAAGATCCGTCCGTTGACATCAACCTGGAATTTCCAATCATCCAAGAATATCGAATCTCATCTGGAGTTACAACTGCACCCCATCCACCTTGTGTAGGCGAACCAGATACGAACGTCCCAACTTCTTTTCCAGTAAAACATCTCTCTAAAAGATTGCGATTTGCATCTATATCTGGGTTGTCAAAAAGAAAACCTTTCCAGTTATTTGCCATGAGTTCGAGACAAATCTATTTATAAATTTTTTAGTCAACATATATTTCTAACATGCAGATTTCAAGTATCGTTTTAATATAAACCTGTTTCTAATCTCTAAATCCAAAGCGAAGGATTTTATATACTCATTTATTCCAGCAAAAGACAAAAGCTCACCAACGTGTTTTTTAACAATCGCGCCAATGGATTCATTTGCTTTGTTCTTTTCCCTTTCTGCGAGTTCTTTAGTAAACTTGGTTATATACTCTTCTTTCTTATTCCCAAGAATTTCTTGGACTTTTTCTGATAATATATCAGACTCATCTAGAAGTTTGTTCGCCTCTGCTTCGGCTTTTTCCAAATCACTTAATCCCTTTCTTTCTAGGTTTTCTTCGTTTCTTTTTAATTTTGCTTTTTTGATCGCTAATCTTGTTGTCAAATCTTGAATTGTCTTTTTTTGATAGTTAATCGCAAGTTCAGAACCTAATCCATATCTTTCATAGCGCCCGTTGTTTTTAAGTTTGTTAAACTCTTCTACATTTTCTTTTAGTCCCTTTTTTTCTTTATTTAACAAGTCCTCCTCGTTATTAATTATATTTCTTAGTTCTCTGATTTCATCGACAATTCCCTGGAGAGAGAATGATCGACCCTGAAGATCCTTAGCCTCTTGCCTCACCTTTGCAGCTTCTTCATTAACAACAAATAGCGCTTTTCTTTAGGATCTCTAATAATTTCCGTTTTTAATTCTTCTGGATTTATCTCCGAAACATCTATTGCAGCAGATCCACTTTTCTCGAAAATCTGATTAATACGAGAAATCTTTTCAGATTGTTTTTGATAAAGTTTTGAATCAATAGAATCTTCCATCAAAATATCGATCCATTGAACATCTTTTTGTAAGTTTCCGGGCCTATGGTGCCTTCCTCTTTTCTGCACTTCCGTTGTCGGATTCCAGTCGATTGACGCATTATACGCCGCAATTGTATTGTTATTCAAAGACACGCCTTCTTTTATAACGTCTGATCCAATGAGGATTTTACAAGGATGTTCGCTAGAATTAAATTGATCAGAAATTTCAGTAAACCTAGATAATCCTTGTTTTGCGAGTTCCGGATCCTTTGCTTTTTTAATTTTAGTATCCGATGTCAAAATCCCGATCGCATTTTCTGGGATCCCATGTTTTTCCATTAGATATTGTTTAATTTTCGAAATGTATTCAACACCCTTTGGCATAAACATTAATTGGCCCGGAATTCTCTCCCCAGGCTTTGATTTCTTATATTGGTTGTAAAATTCCGCAAGGGAATCAGCGATAAACTGAAGCTTCGGTGACCTTTGTACAATGTTCTTATCGCCTTCAGGATTGATTTCCCCTACATAATTCCAAACTTCACCTTCTCCTTTTTTAACTAACGCAGGCGAGATATTCATCATTTGTTGAGTTAGAATAGAAACTAAAGGGGCCCCACCAAGTGCACCTCCTGACGCATCTCTCAAATCATACATTGATTCAAGCTGATTGCGCATCATTTCTTGTTCGTTTGTCAATGGGAGGGTGATTGCTTTCATTTTTAAATTCGGTCTTTCAACACCATTTTTATCTCCTGACTGAAAGTCAAAATACTCAGAAATTAAATTCTGCAATGCTTGTGCATTTTTAAAAGAACGAACAACTTGCTTATTCACCACCTTTCCGTTTCCTTCGATCATGTTTTCATATCGTGTCTCAACGAAAGTTCCTAGAAAATCTCGAATATTCGTTATTCCTATTTTTTCCATCCTTTTCTTAGCAATAATCGAAAGAAGAGAGTATATTTGAAGGGGATTGTTTGTAAATGGAGTAGCACTCAATAATAAAACGTTTCGATCATTATTTTTCTCAAGGATGTGCCTTGCCGCCAACCATAGCTTAATTCCTCGAGCAGAGGGAGTTCCACCAGTGATTCCATCAAATTCATTAACTCCAGAATCATCTTGGCCCTTTAATTTATTTTCAGCCTTGCCTTTTGTCGACGCAACATCTACAAAAATGTTATTAAAATTGTGAGCTTCATCAACAGTTATATGGTCAAATCCAATCTTATCAAAAAGTAAATCTGATCGGGTGCCCTTAACTGCTTCTGAAACAATTGAATTGGATTTTTCATCCATTTGAGCTTTTTCTCTTTTCTTCTCTCTTGATTCTTCTTTTGAGTTATCTGGGTTGTATATTTGATCACGCACCTCATTTGTAAGTTCCTCATATCTTTCGTCGCTAAATCCAAATTGGGTGAATGCGTCATAGGACATGATTGTAACGACTCCTTCCTCGACCTGGAATCCATTCTCAGACTTGTTTAAATTATTCAACTCTGGAGTCCCTACCATCCGAATTGGTACATTCGGAAATCGTTCTTTAAATTCTAGGGCCCAGTTTTGCAAAACAGAAGTTGGCACAATGATCAAAGGTTTCTTGCACTTGCCTGATTGCATTGCTGAAATATTTGAAGCCATTCCGGTCCAAGTTTTACCTAATCCAACTTCGTGAGTTGCACACCCAACCCCTTGCGTCATAAACCTAGATATGAAGTTTGTTTGCGTTGGTCTAAAATCTTGCCTATTCCCTTTAAAAAATTTAGACATTCCTTCCAATACTACTGGTATTTTTGATCCATCAATATTAACTACGGAATTATATTGCTCATTCCATTTTTTTGCTAGATCATCACGTTCATCATTACTCAATGATTCTTGAATAAACTGTTGAAATAGCTTATTTCCTATTTCTTTCCTCTCCTTCTTTTTTAACTTATTCGTTTCTATTTTTGTGGATTCACCAGTAACCTTATCATAAACCACATCGTTTCTTCCTGTTACTTTTTCGCCGTTTAGGTATGATAGAATATCTGATTTTGTAATTGTATAATTCATAAAATATTCATTCGGAAGACCACCTTCGTAATCAATTATCTTTCCTTTATTTTTACCGTAGCGCCCTACGACTGGTTCTCCCAAAATGAATTTTTTAAATTTCTCAATTAAGTTAGTATTATCTTCGAACATAAACCCTTTTGCAAATGGTTCAATTGGTGTTAGAATAATATTTTCGAGTTTTACTTTTTCTGGTAGTAATGATTCTAATAGATTTTTTTGTTTGGTATACTCTTCTGGACTTAGAATATTTTTTTCTATTTCCAGTATTCTAAGTTTCTCAGTTAAATCCCCAGAAGCATAAATAAAATCTGGATATATTTCATTGTTCATTTTTGACATTTTCTGAATGTTGAAAACTTGATACTCAGGAAGAGAACCAGTTGGCAGCATATTACGAACCATGTTTAAATCAATCTGGTCGTATTTTTTACCATATTTCTGAATAAATTCTTCTTGGGTGTATAAATCTTTGGGGTCGATTTTCTTATCTTTGCCTATTGTACTTCGAACTGCATTAGATATTTTTTCTTTTATTTCCCCTTTTTTATTTACCTTCTTTGCTTCCGATACGGATTTTAAAATTTGCTTTCCTTTTGCATTCGTATTTCCTACTAAACCTTTAGAAATCGCCGCTTTCTGTGCTTCACTCATTTCAGATCTCAACGGCAAGTTGAAATTTAAGAAATCAGCAATCTCTCCTTTAACATAGTCTTCTTCTTTTCCAAATCGGTTTTTTCTTTTTTCGACTGAACCAAAAACATGATCAGAGTTTCTTTCAAAGTATTTTCCGGAAAATGCCAATGAATTATTTTTAGAGTTGGTTGTATTTTTTCTTAAAACAATTATATCAGTTCCGACTTGAGTATTACTGAACGCTCTTTCAGGCAAACGGTATGCTTCTAACAATTCTGCTTTTTCAAAAATTTGATTTTTCCATTTTTCGTTATTTGCATTTAAAAATGATTGAGGTACTATAAAAGTAAGAATTCCTCCTTCTTCTAAAACATCGATCCCACGATTAATAAAATAATGTTCATATCTTTTCCAGCCTTTGCCTTCGATTGCTTTATATTTCCCCTCCATTGATCCGTACGGTGGGTTACCGGCTACAAATTGATATTTCTTTCCTGTGTAGTTCTCACCAACAGATTTATTTTTATCATTGATAAATAAAGTTTCAAATGCCTTATCTGATACATTCGCATTTGGATTCAAAATTTTAGCGATAGAAAAAGCTGTTTTATCATCCGGGTTATACTCCATCATATCCCAGTTGTAGCCTTCTCCTTTGCCTTCCGCGAATCTTCCGATTCCCGCAGAAGGTTCTAACCCACGATTCCCCTCTTTCACATAACGAGAGAGAATATCTTGCATCTTTTCTACAATCTTTCTTGGGGTAAGGAATTGATAAAGCATGCCTCTGTTGACATCTACTTCTTCGTTTGTCGTTTGTCCGCCAAAGCCTTCATATAATTTTAAGATTTCTTTTTGTTCCATAGAAATCTGATCATGCGGAATCGTTGATACGATTCTTTTACATTCTAAATTGATTTCATTTTGTCTTTTTTTACTCCATAACACACGAAAGGTATTTAGGCCCTCTGCAACAGAAAGAGCAATTGATTCTTCTTTCGTTATTCGTCGGTCGCTCGAAACTCTTGATAAAGATCTATTTCTAGATTGCCTGCTAATGAGAGCAGATTTTCCAGCGATGGCTCCAACTTGTCCACTTTTGCCATTCCTAGAAGGCTCCGATATACCCAATCTGGATCCCTCGTCGATAGAATCTTGTAACCCGATTCCCTTATTAGATTCATTAGTTTTATTTGATTTTCTATTTCCATAAAGATCGTAAAGAAGTTTAAATATTGATTTTTTGAAAGTCGACTTTTCGTTATTTTGATCTGGTTTTTTAGTGGCTAAACTATTGACTTGGTTTGAATTATATTTATTTCCAATTATAGTTGAATTTGCCTCTTTTGCATTCTTTTCTTGATGAAATTTGGCATCAATTTGAGATTTTATTTCAAAGTATTTTGTAAAATGCCTTGTCCATTCATGAAGGGATATTCCCTTAGATTCAATTTCATTAGAATTGTATTCACGCTTCGGAATTGTTTTGGCAATTTTCTTTTCTATACCAAAAAAGTTCGTTATTGCTTCTAAAACTTTCGAGAATCTTTTTTTGTCCTCATTATGCTTTTGAACTAACTTCCATTGTTTTGATTTCTCACCAGTATCAGATATTTTTCTGTAAATACCGTCTTTTCTAACAGATTCTCTTCCAACTTCGAATTTGCGGCCCTTTAAGAAACTCTGAATTATCTCGTATTCTTTCATACGAAGAGGGACAAATTAAAAATTGTTATTGCTTTGCAATCAATTTAATGCGAAATGTCAGAGATAATTTCCGAAAGATCCAATTCCGTCTGGCCCATTCTTGCAACCCACTCCCGAGGTTGCACCTTATCCGCTAAGGCAGAAAGTTTTGTAGATGGTAAAATTCTAAATTTTGGGTTATATCCATAAACTATTGAAATTTGTTCTGGAAGAGATTTATCATTTAATTTTAAGAATTTAAATTTCTCAATTGAGTAGTCGATATATTCTTTTTCCTGAGAATGAATTGCATATATTTCTCTTACAGGAGTGTATTTTATAGGGTATAATCCATCTTTATTTCGTTTGCAAATTTCCTTCTCAGTCATCAAAGAATTCAACAAGATAATCAAATCGTCTTTTGCAAAATTCGTAGTAGAACCGACAACAACATCAAGATCACCAATCTGCAAATCAATACCTGATTTTCCTAAACGGCGATCTTTTGCCTCAATCATTCGATATCCAATCTTGATAGGAGAGAATGAATCCAAGATGATTTTAAACACTGTCCCAGTAGAAGAAATATCCTTGAGATATACGTTTACAAGATCATACTTAAATTCAGAAATTTTAGAGAACTTCTCTTCTGCGGGTCTCTTTCGCCAGATTTCTTTAACATTTATCACCAACTTATTCGGAAATAAACCGAAATTTAATACCACACCTTCAAGATTTTGAATAACTGTTATGTTCTCGTCTTTATCTATAACCGAAATTTCGTAATCACATCTAACTAACATATACGGTTCAAATTCTCTATTTGGTACGATTCTGATACGATTACCCTCAATTTCGTCTATTTCTAAATCAAGAAATCCGCCATCTTCTTCGGCACGTACAACGTATAGCCTCCGAATTTTTTGGATTGGGCCATAGCGTGTATAAAGATCATTTCCATTGAATTCTTGATTTTGCAGATCTTCTAAAGGAACTCGAAACGTTTTATCAATGCGATAAATAAATTCCCCTTTTACAGGGAGGGGCATTGTTTGTTGGCTGTTAGTATTCGGATTAGGAAGTGATCTCAACCAAAGAACCGGTTCTCCTTGTCTTTGAATTAAATCGTCGGGTGGATTCGGATTGAATGTGGAAGGACCAATTTCAACTTTGAAAGTATTTCCGCCTGTTTTTAGATATTCATGTCCCATATTTGTAAAATGGTCCTATTAGTTAATATTCTTGATTTGTAGGTAAACATCTCACATCATCCGCCGCCCTTTTGTAAAAATCGCGTAATTGATCCCGCCCTCTACCAATGCGGATATCCTGCCTGCATTAAAGGCCATCGAGGTCTCAGTCCAAGCGAACCGCCGAAAATTCCTATTTAATCTCAGCGTTAAAAGAGATGAATTATCCCCATTTAGTATTTTAAGGTACTCATCTTCGGATATTTTGCCCGTTTCTACAAGTTCAAAAAGATCAGGGTAGGCCATATCCGATTGGAGTTGCTCCATAGTTTTTCCCTCAGCTATTGCCGTTGTAATCAGATCACGATACATTTGGGATAGATATTCGAAAGGTTTTCCGCCCCGAATGGGATTTCCTTCAGAATCGTTTAGTATATTTCCATCCTTATCCCTCTGATAGATAGCAATCCAATCAGCTGCATGATTTTTTGAGTATTCGGCCGCTAATTCTCTTTCACGACTTTTTGGAATGATTTTTTCCAAATCCGTTCGATCTTCCAATCCGAATCCAAGTTTGTATTTCAGCGCGCGGTCATAATCCTCAATCCCCATTTCATCTACCGTTTCGATCGGAAGTTTCAAGGCACCACTTAGATATCCAGAAAGATACCCTAAAAGAGAACCAGATTCGCCAATCTCTTTATAAACCGAATTCCAATCTTTTTCTAAATACCCGAAAAGCCATTCTTCAAATTCAGGGTCATAAATTTCCCCTTGCGCGTTGTTCTGGTTTTTTTCGATTTCTATAAACGAAGGCCGATCTTGAGGAAATTTCTTTTCGAAGATTCCAGGAAAAAATTTACGGATAGTCTTTTTACCCCAGGAAAGAATTCCTTTGCGAAAGAAAGTTTTAGACGCAAAAATCTCAGGATCACGCGATCCGAACACACAAAATTCCAACCACTTCATCCGATCTCCAACAAGCAGTTGGAATTCCCGTCCAGCGCGACCCCTTAAAAATGGACTTTCAGTGTGCCAGTTCTGCAAGGAATGAATCAATTGCTGATGACCAGAGCGAAAGTTTCGTTTTCTTATCAGTTGTTTGATGAAGAATTCCCTCCATCGCGCTGCTAAGTCTATCAAATATTTCAGTGTTTACACTTTTGATAATTTTCTCAGCGAATACATTATTCCATTGATCTATAGTAAATTTTTTAGATTCAAGTCCTTTGGAGGCAAGCAAATCGATGACACTTGAAATACTGCTCTTGAATTCTCGATTTTCCATAGTAAGAATTTGAAGAATGCTTTCATATAAATCGAATTTTTTTAGATCTGGTAACCCATCAATGATTGGCTGTAAAATTCCTTTGACCTCCTCCTCAATTTCATCATCAGAGTTTTGTTCTGGATCAGCTCCATTTTGAACTTCCGTAGGAGTTTCTTGGGTTTCCGATTGTTCTTGTTCCTCGTTGGGAATTACAGGAGAAGGAATCGGATTTTTATTTTCTACGGGATCAGCTCCATTTTGAACTTCCGTAGGAGTTTCTTGGGTGTTGTTTTCAGACATTTTATATTACCTTATTTTTTTTTACTCTTATGAGTGCTCTATATAGTTTGAGATTCCGTATCCGTTGTTGGAGTAATGAATTCTTCATCGCTCCAAGGCAATTCGCCATTAGAATCGGATTCTGCTTGGTTTTGGTTTCCATCGGAACTATTTTGCGGGAATGGAGATTGCCCAGATTGAGAACTATTACCAAGAATCTTACTAAATTCCGCCGCAAAATAAGGGTTCCCGATCAAAATTCCCAGTTGGGCGAACTTTTGGGCCTGATCTTCCGATATAACCCCAATTGATTTATAGGACTCTGCAAGTTCTTTCATCGTAGGCCGATCCTCGGCCTTTAATATATCATCAAGAGTTCGGAATGTTTTGAACTGCTTGTCATAAAGGTCGGCCTTTTTTGAAGATTCATCAACTTTAACCCCGTTAAAAATCAACTTATATGCCGAATCGTCTTGAGGGTCATGAACTTCGTTCAAGCAGTCTCTATGAAATGCCATCAGAGAACCATGGGACCTATCTCTTGCAAAATGTTGCCTCCCGTCTACTGAAGGTTCCGAGAGGGAGGTGGATTGATTTAATTTCAAACCCAGTTGAACGGGATCGATTCCATATCGGGCGCATATTAGAGACGCTGTCATCTGGAGCAATTTGTCAAATTCAAAGTCATCGTTTACCTCCAAATTGTGCACCTGAATCTTTCCAGCACCAAAAAGCATCGGCAACCGAAATCCACTCCGCGAGCCGAAATATGCATTTTCCCATTCAAGTTCTAATTTCTCTTGATCAGCCTTCGTTATACTCCCCTCGCTCGTTATCAATGCGCGAGGTGGATTTCGAGAATTAAATCGGTCCGCGTTATGTTTTATGACAAAAATAAGAGACATTATTTCTAAAATGCAAGATTCAATCGGAGAAATTCCGAACCCACGAAATCTTACGTCGGAAATATTGTTTTTATGGCGAAGAACAATCCGGCCCGCCTCATATACCTCTGTAACCTGGTTTCTAATCATCTGGACGTGAGTAATTGTTTTATCGCCCCGATACCCCTTTTTTGGATCCACACGAAAGATTGTAGCTGGATCAAGATACGTAATATCTATAAGTTCATTCCGCCGATTATATGTTCTCTGGTAAGCAACTGTATCGATTGCAAGAGTATCTCTTGTTGCCATTTCCAAAACTTCACCAAGGCGTTCTCGTTCTCGCCACGTTGGCAGAGATTTGTCTCCCATGAGAAGTATCAAATGGCCAAGGCTATCCATTTTGATTTTGTCATCGGTAGACGGGGATTTTCTCTTCTCTTTCATTGCGATTGAGAATCCAGGATCTTCGTCGAGATCTGAATACATTGAAACGTCATCTGCAAGAATTTGATGTATTGAGCCAATCAATGAGGAGGAGTACCCAATATCACGTAGATCGAACGGATCTGGTCTAAATACAGGACGACATCTAATCCCCTGTGAAAGGAGGACGTACTGCTCATCAACATAAATCGGGTCTTTTGCATTTTTCTGAGTTCTGAGAAGCTCATACATCCGATTGTTCAAACTAATGGCCTGATCCACCGTCGCTCGAGTTGGCCCATAAAAACTGCTCTTCCGGAATGTCGAAACATCCATATATTTTGGATCAGTTTTTTCTTTTTCTTCCTTTGGTGGAGAATTGGTAGGTGAGTCCCTACCAATTACTTCTTTTTCGACACGGAACTCCTTGGGAGTTCTATAATGAAGATTTTTTTCGTAATTCTTGCCGCGAGGTCGTGCCACGGGAATGGACAATTGGGTAAAGATTTAAACATTTGCAAATCTTTTTTCCATCCCAATCTAGATTTTAAAGAGTTTTCAAACCATTTGAAAATGATCTAATGTAATAATAATCAAAATCCTCTGCGTTTCAATTGCTCTCGTCTGAGTTGATTAATGCTTTTTGCGATGTATCCTCCTGGAATCGCAGATTCATTTTCAGAAATATTTGTTTTCTGAGACAGTATAATTGCACCTGATCTTTCTTCAGTGGTTAGAAACGAAACTGAATTTCCAAGTCTCTCAACGATCAATCTGTATGCCATTTCCAAGGCGTCCGGACCGTCTTTTTTTTTAAATGGAAACTCCTCAAGTTGACTACGAAGAATATCTGAATCATCGCGTAGTAAAAGCTGGCCCGTAGCAACTGGAACTTGAAGGGCACCCTCTATACGCCTAATTTTATCCCCACTATTATCAATGCCTATGACCGGAACGATGATTTTGTTTGCAAGCGTTAGCCCCTGTCCGTTATTCTCCAATGAGCAAAGTTCATTCCAATCCTCCAGTCGAGTCCTAAATCCCTCCAAAAAATGCTCTTGGCCTCCATTGGTCTCTATACCTGCAATGTTCCACGGAAAAGCCTGTAATGCCGCTATAAAATCTCTCTGAATTTGATCCGGCCGCCGTCTCTGAATGTCGGAATAAAGTTCATAAAATTTTCCCATAGGTGAAAGACCGAGTCCGACGATTGCGGAAAAATCCGATCTTTCTGTTCTGCCGAGAGATAAATCAAGCGCTAATGATAATTGCCAACCGGCGAAAGAGTTCGGTCTTTCAAATTTCCATGTTTGGACAAGACCCTTGAATTTCTGGCCGACCTCCGGAAGAGGATCGTTTTGTCTCTCCTGTGCAAAAGTAATCGGATCCTCTTCTCGCTCCTTCAGGAGCAGGTCAATGGGTGCACCAGCGGGCCAAGACGATCTCTCCGAGCCATCGGAATCCGTTATTATGGCCCTATGTTTTTTCCGGATCCAATCTCTATAGCGATCGGAATTAAATACGTACTCGCCAACGCAATTTGGAGCAATAGTAGTGTAGGATAGGATAACATCAATTCCCCAAACTGTTCCAAGTTTTAGAGCAGCACGTTCAAACCACCTATATTTTCTGATCATTGTCGATTCAGAGTTTACGTCTTTTTCTTCATCTGGGTCATCGAATAGTAGGGCATCCGGCCTTATGTTTTTATGCCGTTTACCTCTGATGGCATTTCCCCAACCTTTTGCAATAATTCTAAACCCTCCGTTAAAAACAAGATCGAAGTCGGACCAAGAAACATTTTGGCCCTTGATGTCTTTTTTAGGCAGCAATTCGGGATAATCGTTTGCAAGTTCGGCGTTATCTTCAATCTCCTCCTGTATTTTTCGCAAAAATTCTTTCGCTTGGCCAAGCGTAGATGATATTAAAATCGGAAATTTCCAGGTACTCGTAAGAACTAACCATAGAACACCGCAAAGCGTAAGAATCGTCGATTTTCCGAAACCACGAGAAAGAGCGACAAGAGATCTTAAAGGATTTCTAAGTTTCGTACCGTCTTTGTTTTTTGGAGATCGATACGATTGGATGAGATGGATCAATTCCATCTGTTGTTCGCCGAAGGGAATCGAAAAATAATGCGGAAAATAATGCTTACAAAAAAATAAAAATGAACCCCTTCTACCTGTTGCACGTTTTCTACATATATTTTTTTTTCTATTAACACCAATAGTTTTAGATTTAAGTCTTTCAGTTACATTTCTAACAGCCTCTGCCAGTATAGCTGGGTCTACGTTTGCGTAGGGAGTCCCATCGAGCAATTTCGTAAATTCTAATTTCATCAGTCGCTGCTGGATATATGTTCGATTAGCTTCTCTTCTAACAAAGATTCTAAACCTGATAGAATCTTTTTCCTCGAAGACTCAGATTCGACCTCTGATTTATTTTTAAATAAATATTTAGAGTTAGTGAGATAGGATAGAACCTGTTGGATTTCCTTGGGATTTAGTTTTCCTTTTTTTTTCTTAAGTTCAAATATCCAATCCTTCAGCACATTATATAAGTCAGAGGCAATGGCATCCGCATTTAAACGCATTGCCTCAATTCGTCTTGACGCCTCTAATTCGTAAGCGTCTCGAAAATGTTTACCGACAATTTCATCAGAATAAAGCCAACGCTTTATTGTAGACGAACCTACTCCAATATGCCGTGCAGTTTCTACAATAGTTACCCCATCCAAAAGTAGCAATATGGCCTTAAATTGGTCTGGATCAAGATTTCGGTAGGGGTTTTGCTGATACGAAAGTTCATCCGATCTACTATCAACATTATTCCTCGATTGATGTTTTGAAGTTTTTTTATTTTGTCCTGTTTTGGTCCGTTTTTTCTCCACAAGTTTGGGACGAAAATCCTAAACTTTTTAAATGTCAACTGATTTATATATTTTGCAAACGCAGTTCTATCGATACGCTATCCGTATTGTCCTGGTCCTATTTGCAATTCTGAAAGGTAAGATCAAACTACCGTTTCTCTCCGGGTAGAGACAAATTTGCCACGTGTCAAAATAAAGGCTCGTCATCTGTTTGCATTACAGATGACGAGCCTTCCCTTTTTTAAAATCTTCCACGAACGCCAAAAATTCTTTTTTAGAAATGACCTTGGTTTTTGGATCCAAAATTTCTTTGATCGCATTATCTACGGCCTTCTGCGCAATCGTAAGTTTTTTTTCAGCGGCAATATATTCTTTTGCAATTTTGCTCACAAATTTAAACTCGTTTGAACCAAGGAGGGGATAGGGAGATTTTTTCTTTTCGATTTTCCAGCCGTTTGCTTCGACTACTCGACTGATCCACCTATATGCTGTTCGCTGGGACATGGCCCAGTCTTCCGCAATCTCATCAGCAAGTGAGACGCTTTTTGTTTGACCAAGTTTTGGGGCCCCCGCCATATTTTCCAGAAAGCGATTTTTTGAATAAAGCTTTGGAAGAATCTCTAATATATCTTCATCAGCCCATTTTTCGCCATCATTGTTTGTCCCGTAAACCTCTCGTCTAACAACACGAGGGTCGTCGTCGTTTAACAATCTTCGTGCGCGAATAACTTTAAATTTTACGTGGCCCTTATCGCTTAGAGCGCGATGAGCCTGGGTCCTTCGTGCACCTTTGTAGATTACGTATTTTCCGTTTTTATTTTTGGATGAGCTGATTGTTATACTCTCAAGTAAGCCGTCCCTAAAGATCCCTTTTGCAAGGGACCCAACGGCCTCGGGATCTATTTTACGTTTTCGTTTGATTGGGAGAATATAGGGTTCAAGCTCGTCTATAGATACGTCAATGTCCTGTGAATATTTTTGCATATTGGCGACAGGATAGATTTAGCCACTATAGATACAAGTCATATTAAGGTGTATCGTCTCCTATAAAATGTATTTACAATGTAAATACATTTTATAGTATTGAGTAATGATTCTTTGGGACGAGGCCAAAAATAACAAATTAAAAAATGGAACGCGGTATATCTTTCGAGACAGTAGAACAAATGATACTGGATAGAAAGATCACCGACATTATCGATACGCCCTCAGGCAATCATCCGGGACAAGAATCATTCGTTATCAAAATACAAGATCAATATTATTATGTGCCGTTTAAAATAGTAGAACAGGATATAATATTGATCACGATCATACCAACCCGCAAATTGAGGAGGAGATATGAAAAATAAATTAGATAAATTTGAGCAAGATTTAGAATCAAAAATCGACTTAGCAAAACCCGTCTCTAAAAAACGGAAAGAAGAAATTTTTAAATTAGTCGAACAAGCAAGAGCTGCGAAGAGTTCGCCCAAGATTCCGGTCACGATTCGTATAGATAAGGCATTGCTTGCAAATATAAAATATCAGGCGGATAGTATTGGAATTGGATACCAAACATTAATCTCTCTCGTCCTACGGGAAAAATATAATGATCCCATCGAGTTGGCTGATAGCGATAATTACAAACTCGTAGGAGAGATAGCATGTTTGGCTGGTAAGCTCAAATCAAATTTAGCACATGATACAACGACCAAAATTAAAAAATCTTATCGATAACCAAGTGCGGCAAAAATTAGAAACGAAAATAGAGGAATCTATTCCTTGGAGGGATACTGAATTTTTTAAAGAAAATAAAGAATTTCTTCAGCCAGGATCGAAAATGAAATATTATAGAAAAAAAGCCGGGCTAAGTCTTTCTGAACTTGGGGAAAAATTAGGGGGTGTTCCGAGACAAAATCTTTCAGCTATGGAATCAGGAAGACGACCAATCCCAAAAGATTTGGCAAAACAACTTTCTAAAATGTTTAAAAAACCGGTTGAGATTTTTCTTTATGCGGAGTGAACCTACAGGGAGTAAGCGATATGGCTAAAAAATACAATCCGCATCCGGGAAGTTTATTGCAGGATTATATCAATGAGATAGGGGTCTCACAGTATAGGCTCGCAATCGAGACCGGCATTCCTCGCTCGAACCTGAGTAATTTGGTCAATGGCAAAAGGTCGGTCACTCCCGAAATCGCAATGCGACTCGGAAAGTTCTTTGGACAGACTCCAAAATTTTGGCTAAATCTACAGGCGACACATGACCTATTTGAAGTTCAAAACTCTCGTGGCCGAGAAATAGATAAGATCAAAAAATATAATGAGGCTGTATGAAAAACGTTTTAAGAACTTTCTCACGGAATAAATCCGACATCTCGGTTCCATTCCGTGAGAGCGAATTCTGGAAAAAATATGGTCACGAGGCCGGGCCCGGTAATAACATGCGAACTTATCGCGAAATGGCCGGGTGGTCTCAAACCGAATTAGGCCAGAAACTCGGAGGCATAGCGCGCTCTCATGTTTCTGAATACGAGTCTGGAAAACGTTCAATAGGAAAGGACCTCGCAAAAAAACTTGCGAAACTTTTCAAAACGTCACCTGAGATGTTTATTTGATGAATTCAGGAGTAGGCCGACAGAGGAAGACCGATAAATTTATTGAGGCCTTTATAAACGAGAGGCTTCGAGCCGGAGACTCACCCGAGCAGATCGAGAAAACGCTGAACGTGGTAAATCATTTTTTGATCAACGGTCTGTTCGGGTGGTACAAATCATCGGGTTCGAAAGATTGTGTGATATCATTAAATAAGCTTGCGGATGCAATAGAAAGCCATAATAAATCAAACCTTCAGGATGAAGGTTTGAAAGCGGACGAGAAATAAATTATTGAATGAACAAATGTTCACTAATGTGACATAGCAGACATTATCGGAAGTGCCTGTTGCATTGGAGAGGAAATTGGAGAATAAAGATGGATGAGATCAGAGAGATCAAGGAAACGATTCAGGGTTGTAGAAAACGGTTAATAGAGTATATCGAATCAGCTGGCACCGTCACAGAAATTGAGGTTTTGACGCAGGGAAAGGTCCGGCGCTCTACCCTATCCCGAATCCTGTCCGGCAATCGGAACGCAAAAATTGAAACACTCGTTGAATTTGCTGAACAAATCCAAGAAGCAAAAAAATTACTAAATTTTTCTAAAAATATTGTTGACAAATGTGAACGCTAATAATATAATATAAATATCAACGGGTCGCGACCGAAACCGCCAGGGAAGAAAAAGATGAGCAACGTATTCACATTGGACAATACACAAGGGTTTTCTCAGGACGATTTAAATAAAATGAACGCAGAGTTCGAAACTCGTATCGCGGAATATAGCGAGGACGATAAATTGGATACATTTAAATGGGACTCCATTTGTAAAAACCTTGCTGATCGCATTTTGGAAAAATACTGATATTAATGAGGTTGAACCTTATAAGATTGTACTAATCAAACTTCTCCCCGTATGGGGAGTTTATCTTTCTCCAACGATCACAGGATTTCATAAATCTAAAAAACATTTATTGTACGGCTAATTTCTCCCGATAATCCGCCACGTCGTTTAGGTGAATTTGACGAGTCATTTCTCTGAGCCTAGAATAGACCCTGCCTGAACCCTGCCCTTTCAGATCCGAGGGTGGATTGTTTGAGGTAATTATCGTGATCCTCCCCTGTTCGTATCTTGCATCGATTAGATCGTACAGTTTCGAGTTTGACCAATCGGATTCTTTCTGAACTCCGAAATCGTCTAACACGAGCACTTCAACCTCTGCAAACTCTCGTTCTATATTTTTTTCCATCCCATGAATTTCGGAACCCTTCTGATAACTATCTCTAATCCTATCGAGAAAGTCTCGGTTGATCTTCGCGTGCTTGCAGTTTGTCTTATACCGAAAGATCAATTCGTTTAGTATAGCACACGCGAGGAGTGTCTTCCCTGTGCCCGGAATGCCCCATAAAAACAATCCCTGTGGTAGTAATTTCGCATTGTTCCAATTTATAACGAGTTCACTCGCCCAATCGTGTGCGATCGTAAAAGACGCTCCAATGCTCGAATCATGATCCATTTTGTCGAGAGTCCTAAATCGATATTTTGGAGGAATACCAGAATATTTAAAAAGGCGTTCGTAATGTTCCATATTAATTCGTGCCTCATTGCAAGCGCATGGCACCATCGTGCGCTTTGTGGGTTCATACACTAACCAGGGAGCCTTCCCTCCACAAGGGCAGCTTTCCGAGATACAATCACACAATGAAAATGTACTCATTGTCGGGCCTACAATTAAATCAAACCCAACACCAGCACATGAAATGCAATCCGTCGAACCAGATCGATTTGGAATGTAATCCTTTAAGGCCATAGATTAGGCTGCCCTCCCCTCATTCTGCATTGTCTCGAATGTTACTGCGACTGGCGTTTTAACCTCTTCCGAAAAATACTTTCTGATAACAATTTGAAGCGATTCAGGAACTGGACTAATAAATAGTAACTCGTTTTCTTTCTGTTCAACTTTGATGTTTTGTAATATTGTTATACTGGAACGAGTCAGTCTTTCAAATGCCCATGATTTGAATTCTTCCCAGGTTGAACCCTCCCTCTTTGAATTTTCTGATTCGTGGATTTCCGAATTCTGCAAATTCTTACAAATCCCTAAAACATATCGGAGATTCGATTGCATGCCCTTTGCCGTAGCGATTGCAAAAGATTTTGTGAAGGTTTCCTTGCCAAATTTTTCTTCTAAAAACTGGATACTCAATTTCGAGTCTTGGGTTCTTTTCTCAGACGACTCAGTTATCGCTTCGCCAGTACTCACTATATTATCTGTACAGTTCTGTACTTGCAATCCCGCGTTTTGGTGTACGCCGCCAGAATCGCTTGCCATAGATATGGGATTCTGGAATACCTCGATTGAAAGATTTTCTTCCACAGAATCGCAAGTTGTGGGATTCTGAGTTTGAGCAATCTCATGTAGGATAATCGTGTCGTTGAGTCCCCTGCCCTCTCGTTTAACCGCAATCCATCCCAGTTGCATTAGAAGTTTTTTATATTTAACAACAGTGTTTTTTGATAGCGCAGACCGAGAACACAGGGTCGCATTTTTGAATTTGGGATTTGTCTCGTCTTCAGGGCCGAGACCGATCGAGGCGAAACAGATATTTCCTCTTCCGCAAAACGACCACATCGCTCCGAAAACTGCGAGCGCAAATCCTCGTTGATTTGGTTTTATCCTTTTGTCCCGTAGAAACGCCACGGGCACACGTAGATGAATGCCTTCCACGAACTTTTTCCTTTTTACAGTGCCGGACATACCGCGGGCGCAGCACGGTAAATAGTTTACCCTACTCTATTCATCGGGGACATGGATTAGGCGCGGAGCCTGTTCGGAGGTCCTCGATTCGTTGTCATTTGGCCAGTTGTCAGAGCGGCCAGTTGTTTAAGTTATGTCGCCTTAAACGGGTACAAATCTAGATCAAGTTATGGAAAACTGTCAAGAAAAAAAGAGACATAATTTTATTATGGTGAGAGTTGCCCTTGGGGCTCTGACCTCCCAAGGGCACATCGACAACGAATCTCGGAAAGAGAATCTCTTGGTACGATAAATCAGGTGTACGGTTTTGGGTACTCTTTTTTTAATTTTTTAATTTTATTTCTGGAATCAACTGAGGAATTTCCTCAGTTGAGGAAATTATCTAAAGCGATTCCATTAAATTCAATTTCCGCTTTCGTTTTTTTGGCAACATACGAATGCTTTAAAAATGGTAATTATAGCGATTGTTAATCAAAAGGGAGGGGTCGGAAAAACAACGGAAACCTCTATTTTTGCAAAAAGTTTATCTGATTCTGGGAAAAAGGTCCTAATTGTAGACACTGATCCACAGGGGGGCATATCATCCCTGCATTTGCCTAGACTAGATGATAACGCAGATAGGAAGGGGCTGTTTGATATACTCATGGGAGATAATCCAATTTTACACGACAATATACATCCCTCTCACCACACGAAACTTAATGGTGTTTTGCATATAATTCCAGCCGATCATAAATTAGATAAGATTTTTGTCTCTATTGAGCCATTTGCGTTAAGGGAAATCTTTAAAAATTTTGGTAAAAATGAATATGATTATGTAATCATCGATACCCCTCCTACAGTACAAGGCACAACTCGTGCAGCTATTATATTAGCCGATCGAATTATTGTACCGTGTGAAACAACTCCGCAATCTTTGGGTCCTACAAAATATACGGTAGAATCAATTATAAGTTTAGATAAAAAACCAGAGATTATTTATATAGGCTGGAAAAAACCAGAGGGAGATGGATTCCAGGCTCGTTATACAAAATTATTCGAACAAAATTTCGAAAAATATTTTCTTGGCACCCTTCCAAGAAACATAACCTCAAGCGCTTTTGCTTCAGAGGATAAAAATGTGACAGCTCCCTTAAAAAATGGGTTGATCTATAGTGTACTTGAACTTTTAGAAAAAAAGAAATGAATAATGGTATCTTTAGAAAAACAGGCACAATAAGACCTTATAAAATTACTAACATTCGACTCGCACCTGAGCTATTAGAGGTGCAAGATATGATGCCTATTTCAAATGAAGATTACAATAGGCTCTATAACGCCATTGCCAAAGTTGGCGTTAAAGACCCTATACGTGGTTACTTTGATGACGAGAGAATTTTTAATGTGCTCTCGGGTGCGAATCGACTTGATATTGTATCAAAACTAAATCACGAAATTATTGATATAGATATTTACGAAGGTGGTACCAGGGAAGAACGGATTGATTTTGCGCTTGCCGAAAATTTAGAACGAAGACATTTAACTAGCGATCAAAAACGGAGACTTGTTGAGTTTAAACTCAAATTAAACCCTGATCAATCTGACAGATCAATTGCAAAAAAAATTGGAGTAGATAATAAAACTGTCGCTTCTGTTAGAAAAAAATTGGAATCAACCGAGGAAATTCCTCAGTTGAAAAAACGATTAGGACAAGACGGTAAAATTCGACTAAAAAACTCAACCGAGGAAATTCCTCAGTTGATCCTAGAAAATAAAATTAAAAAATTAAAAAAAGAAATAAAGATTCTTGAAACTCAAATTCAAACCAAAAAAGAAGAAATAAAAAAACTTCAGAGAGGTTTACCGGAAAAAACGATTAGGACAAGACGGTAAAATTCGACTAAAAAACTCAACCGAGGAAATTCCTCAGTTGAGGAAAAGAAAAAAATGTATGGACAAAATATTGAAAACGAGTTTACAATTGTGAATAGTCGAATAGTGGAAAGATTATCCTAAAATAATAAATACCGATATTAGTATTTATTGCGGAGTTAGCTCAAAATGAGTTTTTTTAAAGAGTGGCATGACTATAATGTTTCTAGAAAGGATATGAACGTTTATGATAAACGTGTTGAAATGCTTGAAATTGAAATAGAGGAAGATTTTAAAAATAAACATATAAAATCTTTATATAGATATTGTGCTGATCTTGAATGTAGGTTAGAAGATTTATCTAAAAAATTAAAAATCAATGAATGAGAAAGTTAAATATTTAATACGAATCTATAAAATAGATTGCGATAGATTGCGATTCATTATTGTTAATAATAACTTGAAATTATTCCAAGAAGCCCATCTGAGCATGGGCGCAATTGAAGATAATACAGAAGGAAATTTAAGGATATTCAGACACTACCGCAAACTAATGGTTCGAAAATTTTAAATTCAATCAGAAGTTTTCCCGCTCCTCCTTTAAGAGTCGCAGTACAGAATCTTTTCATTTATTGAAAACATCACAGATCGGAGATTTCCGAAAAGCGGAAAATTATCTTACGCGGTCCATAAAGTAAAAAATGAGACATAGTCCGTATGGACAAAATGTTGAAAACGAGTTTACAATTGTGAATAGTCGAATAGTGTCGCTATACCTATCCATTCTGATAGGGTATAGTGGAAAAATCTTCAGTTTGCACGATTGTTGTGACAATTATGTGACGAGGGATTTTACAGAACAGGCGATACATATATAGAAGTTCTTTTTGGGTTGAGTAGGGTAGTATATAAACCCTTCAAAATAAATAAAAAATATAAGACCTTTAACGGGAAATAGAAATATTATGGAAAGTCAAATCCAGGATTATTTGAGAATAGGGCTATCCGCTAAACACAAATCGACAGGGCAAGTCGTACATTTTCCGATGGTACACATTGTTGTCGAAAATTATATCGAAGATGATAAAACAATATTTATAGCTACTTGCTTAGAATATTCTCAAGCATATGAGAGCGACAAGCCTCAGACAGCAGTCGCTGGCGTTATTAATTTAATGCATGAATACTTTTTGACCTCTATTAAAAGAGGTGGGATGCAATTCATTTTTGATTCTGTCGAAAGTCAGGATAATGATGAGCTTTGGGGAAAGGTAAGAAGGTTTTTAGCTGAAAAATATAGACCTAACTTATTGTTTGTTGAAAAATCTTTTAGCAGGACTACGAAAGAAGAATTAAGAAAGCTCGCTCAAGATATAATTCGTCCCATAGAAATGATAGAGGTTGTTCCGAAAGATCACCATGATCAAGTGACGAGCCTTAAAGATGAAACTATCAAACATCAAAAAGAACTAATATCAAAAATTTTGCAAGAATTGGCGGATAAGAATAAGCAAATAGAAGAGCAGAATAAAACAATATTGGAATTACGAAATGGACTCGAAGGCGGCCAAGAGGAATGGACTGAACAGGAGCCCGAAATTCAAATCCCAGCTTCTTCCGGCGTATAAAGATTTCGCCGTTAATGCGATACTCTTTAAAAGAGGTGCTTGTAGTTCTGCTCAATCATGGGTATGCCATTGATTGGGAAATTCCCTATGAGATAACGATAATCCCAGAGGATTTGTCTAGGCTGAATGAAGTTGATTCAATAGTGGTGAAATATTGGATTAAAGGGTTCGGTCAAAAATCTCTTAAATTAACGCAAGTGTCAAATGGTCTTATAAGTCAGATGTACTTATGCAGAACAATCCTTCCATCCGTTAGGATGAAACTAGAGGAATTTGAATCTGCAAAAGTCATCGAAGAAACCGTTAATCCGCAGAAGACAACGCATTAAGTATTTTTAATATTGTGCGTTTCTATTCTGTGAGACCTGTGTCAAAACGTGTCTAATTAAAAAATCGCAAAAATTTGTAAACTTAAACTGATTGCTCGTCGGATAATCCGAGGTCCGACGATGGATGCACGACGCGAACTAAAATCTCTGTTTATCGAATTTCTTGACGATGTAAAAAAAGATCAGGACAACATCACAACGCTCATTGAGGAATACATAGACAGAATCATTCAGATTTTTTCTCGAAAAGACGATTGAACGTAATTCGTAATAATTCTCGATCTTTCTTCTTGAGTTCTACAATTCGTTCAATTAGGTCGCGTGCTCCAACTGCGTTGATCCTGTGCAATAGAATTCGATCTTGTTCGAACTCTGCGACGGTAGCGAGCTGTTTCGGAGTGAGTCCGTCCGAAAAGCTTTTCGAAAGCTTCTTATTCCCTTCGCCTAGACAAATCCAAATTGCGGAATAGGCAAATTGGATTTGTAATCTATACGCAATCTCGACTGGGATATCCCGCCTACCGTTTACGTATCTCGAAAATGACACGGGATCCGTCTCCAGGATCTCCGCAAGATTTTTAGATTTGAGTCCGGTCTCCTTCAGTACCTCTTTGAGCCGTTGCATCTGGTTTAAATTTAGCATATTATAATATTATGTCTCATTAAAAAATTACCAATCTGTCAATTTTTTGATTTGACTATGGAAAACTTTTAACTCAATCCTTGCACATGTGTTGATTTGGTTAGTATTATGTTTTCGCCATTTAGTAAAACGAAAATGAGAAAAAAATAGTGCAATTTAAAGGGCTGAATGAATGCTAAACATACATATAGTATTGAGGAATGTTGAATGGAAATCGCGGTCGGTATTAGTTTTGTCGTTTTGTTCGTGGGGGTTTACGTTTACAGAATCCCCCGGCGTCGTGTTGTGAGAAGGTGGTTTCTGTTATTGTGTTGTGCCCTGGCCGCTTGGATTGGTTTTCTGGGATTGAGGTTTTTGCTACCCCTGGAACTGAGGATTCAGACGTTAAATATTACTCTCCTGCCTGTGATATTTGCACCGTATTTTTTTTTCAAATTGATCGATAGTACGTTTCGGCCGCACAGGGTTGAACCGAGTATCAATAAGTTTCTGAATTTGGTTTGTATTGGATACTTTTTGGTTATAGTGTTTTTTGGCAGGTTTGCAGAGGTCCAGGACGTGGCGAGATTTGCCTACAAACCTACGGGAAATTATCATCTTTTAATAGTGTATTGTTCCCTATATTTTATTGCTTCCGTTGTCGTAATGTGGCGAGGTATCCGAGGTGGGACGAGCAGGGTACGTGCGATTCTTATTTCCTCCGGAACTGTGGTGGCGTTATTAACTACAATATTGTTTGTATATTTCCTTCCGTTGCGTGGTATATTCCTGGCGCACTATTCCTCAATAGGGGTGGGTATTGGATTGGTGATAATCGGGATAGCGATGGTACAGGACAATATATTTCGTATCAAATGGAATCTACTGTCCGGAGCGGACGTCCCTCTGTTGAGTAAAATTTCGCTCGGGTTTGTTCTCGCGCTGTACAAGTTTTCTGATCCCAGAGAATACGAATCAGACTATAGAAGACAACGAGTTGCATTTGCAGAAAACTTACTCTATTCGGATCTTGAATTACGGCTAAAAACTGATTTAGACGCGAAGACGCGAGCCCTATTTTTAGTTGATAAATATAAGAAGTATATAAAATAATCGATCAAACGGTCGAACGGCGCAGGAGGACAGATAATGGAAAACGGGATCTATGGGTTAATGTTGTTTTTAACAATCGGTCTTTTATTTTTTTCTTGGAATGTTCTTTGGAAGAGCTACCTGGTCGATCGGACTCGTGAGGATTTATTTGCGCTTCGAGACCGGCTTTTCGAATTGGGGTTGAAACAAAATGGAATCAAATTCTCTGATCCAGCCTATCAAAGTTTTGAGGCAATAATTAACGGTACGATTCGATTCACGCATCGAATCAGTTTTTTGCGTTATGTAATTTTTAGATCCTTAACGAATTTATTTATGAGCGGATACAAGATCAGCTCTACGCTTGGGATAGAGCTGGATCAGGGAGTAAAGAAACTTGATTCAAGAGGACAAATTAATCTTAAACCCCTGCTTGAAGAATATGAAAGAATTGTAATATCTCATCTCGTGTTTAAGTCTTTCTTTCTCCTAACGTTTACCTTCTTGGTTGGTATAGCCTATTCGGTAATGCGCTTTCAGATTTTTGCAGTGGAAGGAATTTCGAAAGGATATCAGAATTTTAGAGTTAAACTTCGCGTGCTTTACAACGGTACGATAAAGGACATTCAATACAACGCCCTTAACGAAATGAACGCGACGATATAGGAATTATGCACGTCTACGAAGTTGGAAAACTTTACTCGCCAGGCCGGACGAGCTGGCCAGAGGGGAATAACTACCAGTGCCGCTCTGGCTCGCACGAGCTATTGTTGTTTCTCAAAAAATTAGGTCAATCCGAGATTAAATCTATTAAGAACGGTGTTGCAAGTTTCGGATTTCTTTATGAAGAAGAGATATTATTAGATTATTTTTCAGATATCAAGCGATTGAAAGACTTTCATCAAATTGAGAAAACAAACTCTCAGAAAATTGTGTCCAGGCGCAAAATTGAGAGCAGGAATGTGCAGGTAAATGCAAACTGAATAAAAACCAGGAAGGAGAATTATAATTATTTCTTGTAATAACAACTATGGCAGATATAAATCTGATATGGAAACGAAACTGATTAGAGTATTTAATATAAAATGGTATTATCTTGATAACGCGGAAAATCTACATACCGCGCTGTTAGATTGGTATATAGATTTAAAACAATATCGTTCTGATATATGCGACGACGTTTCGGGATACGATGGTCCTGTGATTTTTTATGCCAATCAGGAGGACCTGAGCCCCGATTCGGCGAGAAAGGGCATGTAACCAACAAGGTTAAGAGCTATACTTGTAAAAAATAAATAAAATTCTTTTCTCCAATTAGATTTTGATCGAAAATAGAGAAGGTGTTTACTGCTATGCGCTCCAAAGATTTAAAACAGACAGACGAAGAAATTGAACGTGCGATTTTGGAAGGAATTGATTCTGTCAACCATTCTGAATTAAATCATTCAGAAGTGTACGACCCGTACGTTGTTTTAAATGCGTTGGATACCGTCAATGCCCTCATGGCTGAATTCAATCAACATGGCTTATCTCCCAAGGATCTCATTAAACGTATTCAAAGGACTCCGGATTGAAAGAATATCATTCCGCTAAAGAAAGAATAAATACATTCTTAAAATAATTTTGTTGAATAGGTTAAGTGCGGGGTAAAAATTAGGTGACATAAAAAGACCAATATTGTAATATTTGCCATATTTAAATTTGTCCTAGCTTTGCGATAACATGTAGTAAATTTGGTTAAATGTATTATGATGGGCACAATGGCAACTGCAAGGAAACGTAATTCAAGCCGCACGTCCGGCGAAAGATTGCTTTTCGATTTTCAGAAATCTAAGGAAGAGTTAGAACAAGAATTCCTAGAGAGAGAATATAGTGATTATCTATTTCGTGTGGATGCTAAAGTTACACGGTTTGCTTTTGATTCTGTATTAAATAAATCTAAATCGTCCGGAGCTATTCCTCTATTTTATAAAGGAAATTCTGCGCTATTGCAAAAACGAGCAGTTTCCGTTGTAGGAACTCGCAATCCATCCAAAAAAGGCAAAGACACGGCCGCCTTCATTACGGAGGCAGTTATTGGACTAGGGTATGTAGTGGTGTCTGGTCTTGCAAAGGGGATCGATTCCGTCGCGCATTCAACAGCGTTGGTATCCAAAGATTCTACGATTGCAGTTCTCGGGACTCCAATACACAAAATTTATCCCGCTGAAAATAAATTCTTAGCGGAGGAGATTTCGGAAAATGGATTAATCATTTCTATGAATCTTCCGCATGAAGAAAAGGGAACTTATCTCTTTCCTAGACGGAATAGATTGATGGCCTTGATGACTGAAGCAACTATTATTGTTGAGGCAGGTGAAACCTCCGGAGTTATACACCAGGCGGCAGAATGTATGCGGTTGCATAAAAAATTGATTTTTTCAAAATCACTCGTTGAACAAGAGTACGATTGGGTCTCTAAGTTTATCAAAAGCGGAGCATTAGTAGCAGAAAGCTTGAGTCATTTAAAGCAAATCCTGTAAAAGATATTCATGTCTGTATATTCTTTTAATATACTTGGTTTATCTTCGGAGTTATCTGTATATGATAGAAATCTAAAATATGGTTATCTTGCCAGGTATTTCACTCCAGTCACGCAATCAAAACAAAATTCATTTATGACAGTTAATGAGTACCGTAAGCTTACGTACTCCCCTAATATATTAGATTTCAAAGAAGGAAGGCATAAAGCCATTGATTTTTTTGTTTTTGGGATGAGGAAATTTCTTGATAATATATTAGAATTGCATAATGAATCGAATGCGATTTTAATACCAGTGCCGTCCTCAAAAGCAAAAAATGACCCTATCTATAACGATCAACCTAAAGGTGTTAAATTTAATAGAAACAGGGATGATAGAAATATAATATTCGTAAATCGCATTTGTAAGTCTGATAGTAAATATAAATGCGTAGAGGCAATTTATCGAGTTTCGTCTAAGAAAGAAAAAGAAAGGATTGCTGTTGATGAGTATGTAAAAGATTTAGAAGTGCATCATGTTGAAGAAATGATAGGGAGGTGTGTCATATTGATCGATGATGTAAGAACGAATGGGACAACTTTCAACGCTTGCACCAGGTTGCTCAAGGATCACGCATCACCGAGTCAAATTATAGCTGTCGCAATGGGAGAGACTAGACCCCATAACGATTTTAAAGTAAGTAAAGATAATATTATGTCTCTTTAATGCGTTGTAGTTGATCAAAAAGATTGACATTGTGCTCTTTGTATTTCATTTTGCCAAAATCAAAAATAACATGACGTAGGTATGAAATGAATATCAATAAGGCCGTAGATAAGCCATTTGAAATGAAGAAATTATTGGAAATTGCGGATTCTCCTGTATCCGCGTTACAGGGGTTGAGTGAAGGTGATGCGGAATACCTTCAAAAAGCTTTTAATGTAAAAACAGTGCGAGATTTAGCGAATTTAAAGTATGTCAAGTGGGCCCAGTCTATAGTTCACTTGGCTGATACGGAACAATAGAGGGAAGTTGTATGGCGATCCCGACTAAAATACTTGAAAGAATTTCTTCCGGATTAAAGAAATTTCAACCAATTCTTACTTCCGCAAAAACTAGAGACGTCAACGAGTCTGATACGGTTGTAATTATAACCGACTTACTCTCTGAAGTATTCGGCTATGATAAATATTCTGAAATAACAACAGAGCATGTTATTAAGAAAACGTTTTGCGATTTGGCTATAAAGATCGACGGGAAGGTAAAGCTTCTGATCGAAATAAAAGCTATAGGGTTGGAATTGAAAGATGATTATATCCGTCAAGCTATCGATTATGGGGCAAACTCTGGAATTGAATGGGTTATCCTAACGAATGGGATGATTTGGCAAATATATAGAATTACATTTTCTAAACCTATAGATAAAGAGATGGTTTATGAAATAAATTTTTCTAATATCAATCCGAAAAATGAAAATCATATAGAACCTATATATTATTTATGCAAAGAGGCGCTTGGAAAATCCCTTCTTGATGAATATCATTCTCAAAAGCAAGCATTGAGTAAATATTATATAGGTCAGATGATCTTAACGGAAACAGTTTTGGACGTAATCAAACGGGAATTAAAAAGACTTACTCCAGGTGTTAAAATTGAGAATGACGAAATTGAAGAAGTGCTTCGGTCTGATATAATCAAGAGAGATGTATTAGAAGGCGACAAGGCTACTGACGCTAAGAAAAAAATTCAGAAGGCTGCAAACACTTATCTTAGAAACTCTTCTCCTGCGCCAAAGAAAGAAAATTCTGTGTCTACAAATAATGAGCCGGTGATGGATAATGATCTTCCGAGTCCGGAACCAGCCTCGACTTGATTATTTTAGGAGGGATATGAGAGTTTTATTGTTGAGCTTGGTTTTGTTTTCGATAGCAGTTTTTGGGCAAGATACCGATCCGGATGCTGAGACAGATATAATTTTTTGTAAAACAAATGCTTCGGAATCAAAAGGTATTTTGCAAATTCAAATCGAATTACCTGAAAAAGATTTAAACAGTTATACAGACTTATTTCTTGAAACTGATGCTGGAACATTTCATAGCAAAAACAGAATATTCAAAGTTCCCCTTACAAAACTTCTTGAGCGTAGGCGCAGGAATTTGGTTGCAAACTTTTGGCTTGTGGCAATTGGGACAAACATTTGTAAAGTTGTCTTAGATCTCAATGATGTAAGAAGCAAACTTATTTCAAATCATTTAAAATCGATAGATTCGAAGAAGATAAACCTTAGAGATTTTGAATACATTTCAAACGGAATGGACTTTGAAGAGGTCGCCTCTTATTTTGGACATCCAGGTGAAGAAGTCGCCTATTATTTTGAATATCCAGGTGAAGAGATTTTAAAATCAGAAGACATTGAGGATGACTTTATTTTTGGCAGGGCATGGAAAAACGCTGACGGTTCTCAGTTGATTGTTCTTTTTATGCGAAATCAGGTCTTTTCTAAAAACCACGTCGGATTAAAATAATTCATTTTTGAAGTATTCTTTTATTAATATGCAATTCTAAATGAAATATGAGGATTAAAATGGATGAAAAAGTAATATTTGAAACGAGAGGCAAAGTTCCATTCTCATCAATCTTTATGATGATTCTGGCAGTTTTGCTTTTGTTCGTCTTTCCAATTGGCACGATCGCTGGGATTTTTCTTTTTTTCATCAGTATCGTAACGTCACCCGGAAGAAAGTTTTACAAAATAACAAACAAGAGGTTGATCACTCCTTCATTCGAGATAAGTTTCGAAGATATAGAAAATTTTCAACAACAGGGTAACAGCGTCTCATTTAAGACGAGATATAAGGAATATTCAACAGATGATCTTCAGGATATAGACACCTTTTGCAAGGCGCTTACTGACTCGCTCGTAAATAAAAATGAGGCAGTGACGGATCAAAGATAACTCATTCCTTCCTTTGAAAATCGGAATCATTACAAAAATATATTGATATCGAAAAATAGGAGACATAATATATACAAAAATTAACAAAATTCGAGTAGTTAAAGTCTTGTAAACTGCTAATCATTTGTTTATTATATAAAAGCTATGCAAACGGTAAAACAAAGCGGCATTCATCCTTATAAACGAGAAGATATTACGTACGTAAGGCCTTCTCCGATTCAGGCTAGTAAATCTGCGATCAGTAATTTCGCAGAACGAATAGCTCAGAAATTGCAATTCTCACCCGGGCATTCGTTTGATGATGTCATTTTAAGATTAGGTGGTAAAATTCACTATCTATATCCGGAGCAACTGGAAGCAACAGCGAGCGGATCAATTTTAGTCCACAAAGTTTGTGATTTCGAAATTTTCTTATCAAGTCTTACTGGTGCTTTGCGTGATCGATTTACAATTGCGCATGAATTGGGACATTATTTTCTTCATTCCGACCAAGGAGAAACGCCGATCCAAGTTGAAAGAAATGGTAGTGATAGGTTGGAATGGGAAGCAAATTGGTTTGCCGCGGCTTTTTTGATGCCTGAGAGTGCTGTGAAGACCTCATGGGAGGAATACAAAAACGTAAGTGTTTTATCGACTCATTTTCAAGTATCCTATTCAGCAATGTCTGTTCGATTACAAAATTTAAGTTTATTATAGTACAATCCAATTGCCGAGTCCTTCTTCAAGTTTATCTTTGTTTATTAGTATTGATTTAGTTGGTTCGACTGCATTTAAAAATGGATATAGAAAGACAGGAAATGAACAACCTTGGCTAGATTTCTTTGAATCTTTTTACAGAGATGTACCTAATCAATTAAAGTCTTTTATAGGTGCTGAAAAATCTTACTGCCCAATAATATGGAAGACTGTAGGGGACGAAATCGTTTTTACTTGCAGCATTACTAAAAAAGATCAATGTAAAAATATAATATTGGGTTTATATAATACGATAATAAGATATCACAGTGAATTAGCTTTAAGAGCCTTGCCTTTGAAGATTAAGGCTACTGCATGGCTTGTCGGATTTCCTGTAATTAATGCTAAAATTAAAATTGAGGATGGGAGTGGTGTTAGGGATGACTATATTGGTCCAAGTGTTGATGTAGGTTTTCGATTAACTAAATATGCAGACTCACGTAATTTAATTCTTTCCGTTGAATTGGCCTACGTATTATCCGATACATTGACTTCTTCCGATGAAGATATTCTGTTGGGGGGACTGTTTTTAGAAAAAGAAGAAATTTTAAAGGGAGCATTTAACGGAATTCCATATCCTATATTCTCGATTAAAATTCAGGATGAATTTGAAAAAAGTCGATTGAATGTTTTTAAAAAAACAAAAGTTGAAAATGTCGATTTAAAGAACTACTGTAAAGAATATATCAAACAAGTTAACGATCCTTACGTTATAGTTCTCCCATATATTAAATGTCAAAGTGAAGAACCATATAATGGCATTCCGGAAGCGCATGAAGAGGTCATTCAGAATCTTCTAAAAAAAGAGATGGGAGATTATGAAAAAAATCGGAAACCCGAAGAAATCTTAGAAACGGGTGAAGAAAGATTGGAAGTTTCAGACGAGATAAAGAAAATGAATTAGCCTTCTCCTGAATTTTTGTAATGATTCCGAGAAGGTTATTCTGATATACTTGAGGCATTTTATGAAGATTCAAGCAGAACCATTTTTACTTGAATCCATAAGGTTAAGAGTTATACTTGTAAAAAATAAATAAAATTCTTTTCTCCAATTAGATTTTGATTTCTTTAATAAATCTTGCACTTGCCTGTTTTATATCCTGACTTTAATATAAATAAAATTCAGGATATTCTTCAACCTTTTAACTGTCGTACCAAAACTGCTGGTCGTGTACGCTACAAAATAAACGGCGCAGGGCCTTTTCACGAGAGCGAATCTGTTCGAATTGCTCTAAAAGTTGCAGAAATGAGACATGGTTCCCCGCCGATTCACTTAAAAAATTTAAAACTTTCGCTTTCAATTTATTGACTGAGACGACAATAATTATATACCGTCGTTGTTGTGATAGGTTTATTGGTGAATAGGGGCAGCTTTCTCCATTTCGGACCTTCGCAGAATCAAATAAAAATATAAAATCTTATCTTATTAGGATAACTTATGGCAACGTCCAACTTAATTGAAAAAAGCATCGGTTATGGGGAGATAATTATTTCCGTTGAGAACACAGACGCGGAGGTTGTGCTACAAACATTGTACACAATCGAAGATGATGCTTATTATTACATTTACTGCCCGCAGATTAGTTCTTTCGCCTATGGCAACGACATCTCTTCGGCACAAGAGAATATCGTTGATGCGATTTCAACGAATTTCAATCTTTTGGCGAAGGAGGATCGCGCAGAGGATCTGTTCAAATTTCCACTTGGTGATGAGTATCTTCTCGCAATCGAAGAACTAAAAAGAAACCAGAACAAAAAAAATATTTTCTTAATCGCAAAATACCATTTTAATCCTGAGGATACAGAAATTCTATCGGTTCCAAAGAAAGGTCCTCAGCTCTATGAGATCACGAAGCAAATTCAAATGAAGGTTTATTCTATCCAAATTGATAATATTAAAAATACCGCATAAATGCCGAAGATAAAATATTGTAGGGCAGACGAATTTTTAAATAATTATCTCCCATCCGAGATGAAATGGAAAAGACAGCCTCTAACAAGTGGGGGGAATAGAATTCTTTTATATTTTAATGATGAAATCCAGCCAGAGAACGGAAAGCATTTTTCTGAATTTGGCAGGGAATATAAAGGCCAACATAATACCAATGAGCCACATGAATTATATATAAAACTGACACTCGATAAAATTCATAGCGCTCTCATTAGAATTGGAAGATCTCCATCATTTGGTGTCGAAAATGTAATGAATGCCATCCCTTGGAGAGAGAAAGACAAACAATCCCTCTCTATAGTTCGAGCAGAGAACTGATTCACGAGAGCGAATCTGTTCGAATTGCTCTAAAAGTTGCAGAAATGAGACATAGCCCTTTGGGACAAAATGTTGAAAACGAGTTTACAGAGTTTATTAATTTCATAAACTCAACTGAGAGAGCTTCTGGAGAATCAAAAATAGATGTTAGCGTTACATTCGACAGCCAAGGCTCTTCGATTATCCGAAGAGGCTCTTGCCAGATTGTCTTATTCAACTGAACCTTCCGTAGATAATTTTAGTTTACTAAGGTATAAAAAAACCTTTGAATCAATGTTATCCAGTGGAAAAGCCAATGAACAAGATATATCCGCGTTAGGGATGGTTTATTTTAATCTTAACGATAAAGATAAATTTGAAAAATGCCTTCTCCAAAATGCGGAACGACTTAACTCGGCATATCTACTCAGAGCGTATGTGACTGGTAAGTTGCATATGAAATGGCTCAGAAAATCAAAAGACTCTGACAATGAACTTATATCATTTTGGTTCAATCATCCAATTAATAAAGATAAAGACCCAATCGATTTTGCTTCTTGCTTTGGAGAAATTGCTTTTTTGAGAAAGCTTTATGAACTGAAGCGTACTTTATATGTGATGATTTCTATTTCTGAAAATAGAAAGGTCACGCTGACAGCAGGTCCTTTGAAATATATTGCAGGATATGATTCCATACCGAGCATGAACGTTAGATATCAATTTTGTAAAGAAATATCAATAGACGTTGCAAATAAAACTTTTACGAAAGAAAAGCAGGAATTTTTGAGATATTACATGGGGACAAAAGATTTTGAATCAGCATTAAAAATGATAACCCCAAAAAAAATTTCCACTTTGCCAGACAGATCCAAATATATCCTTGCAGATATTTGATTTAGTGTGCAAGCAGAAACGTTAATAAATCCCTCCATACGAAAGAAATGGGATCGGATCAAAGACGATAAAGATTTCCGTTCTGCATATCGTACTTTTGTGGAAGAATTAAATCCGATTAAAGTGCACATGGAGCGGGGCGAATTTCCATTTTTGTTAGAAAATGTTACGCTTGTTTATATTAAGATGAAGTTCGAATGTAATAAGAACGCGAATTACATTTACATTGAAGATATTAAATAATTTATTTCCAGTCCAACTATTAGCAAAATGTAGTTGAGCCACTCCCACACTTTAACCCACTCTTCAATCAGTTCCGTCAAGCTGCTAACCTTTTAGCTGCTTGACGAGAGAATTTACGGTGGCCCGATCACGCTCGTTAAGCGTGAGGTAATCGTCGAGCATCTCCACGGCTCCGGGTGTTGTGTTGAGTTTCCGAAAGCGCCGGTCGTGTGTCTCCATTTCCTTTGCCTTATCTGCTGAGAGTGGGGAAGGGGAATGGGATGTTTTTTTTTGAGGTCCACTTCCTGTGAGTGTCCATTCCCTCCTGAATCCATATTTCAATTCGATTGTAAGCGCTGTGCGATCAGTCAAATCCCGTTTATTATTTTCAATCTGGCTTAAAAATTCCTGAGAGATTCCAATAGAACTCGCAAATTCATCCTGATTGAATTTTTGCCCGGCGCCCTCTGTCCGTATGAATTTAACTCTTTCGCCTGGGGTGTTCAATAATATAGCTCTGTAATAAAATTTACTTGCAAAATATAGCAGTGCAATATATGGTCGTCCTCATGAGGTCATCACTACGACTCTATGCAGGAGAGATAAATTGAGAGGCGATGGAAATCAAGAGTTAAAATGGCCGCGTGGCGTTATGTCGCCTGAGCAAATCAAGGCCGAACTTCTGAAACGTGGGCTCACGTTATCAGACGTAAAGATTTCGATCAGAGACATTTCATACGACTGCGTGCGTGGAACCGTAGCAGGTAGATATTCGAATTCGAAGGTTCTGCAATATCTATCGAATCTCGGCATAAACCATGGGCGAACCCCCAGCAAGAAAGCCAGCTGAGAGTAATATTAAAACAACATAGAATGCTTCGGTCGAGATTTCACGGAAGAAACTTGGATCGGACAACTGAGGCAACGAATGAATTCGCAGAACATAGAAATAGAGAGATGCTTTTGGCAATACGACGTAGATGGGGAACTGCATCGGATGCGCAGATTGATGGCAGTGTTTCAATGCGCTTACCTGCGATTGATGATCAACCATCAGCGTCCGCTGATCGAGACGCGGGAATGCGGCAGCGTAGTAACAGCTTGAGAGATTTACCGGATATGGCGACAATGGAAATAGAGTATGGCAATAGAAAAGAGGGCAGTGGCGGACGCTATAAAGAGGCGTCGCCAAAACTTGGACACGGAATCGACGGATCGAGAAATCCTCGTAGAATACATTCGTCAATTCGTGGATTCGAGAAGAGGGAATCAAAAACTTTTAGCGGAAGCCAGCTCCATTCCTCAGAACAAAATTTCCAGTCTGATACGGGAAAAGAATTTTTCTCCCGGAATGGAATCGATCATAATCCTCGCCGAAACAATACAAAAAATCCAATAAATGGATTTTATTCACTTGACACATATCCACGAAATGGATATTTAATTTCCCACAATACCCCGATTCTTGACCAAAATGTGGACGCACCTTCGTGCGCTCATGCTGTGTGAACTTTGTGTTGAGAGAAATAAAGAGCATGACGACAATGGAAATAGAAGATGAAAGACGGCATGAATCGAACACCCGATCAGGTAATAAGACAACGCAGAAAATGCGTAGATTCAGAAGAGTCGGACAAAGAGATCTTAACAGAGTATATTCGGGAATTCGTAGAATCGAAACGAGGAAATCAGAAACGTCTCGCAGAAGCGAGCGGGGTAGCAGAGTCTGCAATTTCCAATCTTTTGAAGAATACAAGAAAACCGCCAGGTATGGAAAATATACTTCTACTTGCCGAAAAGATTCAGAAATTAATCCAAGACTAATTTTTTGCATTGACAAAATTGATCGCGGATTAATTATCCATCTCCGGAGAGTCTTGGAGATGGATGCAATTATATCAACATTAGGTTTAGAGTATGGCCGAAAAAGAGACGATCGATCGGGCGATAGAACGCCGACAGCATTGTTTGGATACAAGCGAATCGGATCGCCTATTGTTGATAGATTACATTCGGGAATTCGTGGATTCCAAACGCGGAAATCAGAGACTTCTCACAAATGCCAGCGGCGTTCCAGAATCAAGAATATCCAATCTCATCAGGGGCACTGGCCGACCTCCAGGAATCGAATCAATTGTCGCCCTTGCCAAGATCATACAAAATTTACACAAAGAATAAATTTCTACCTTGACGAATTTATTCTTTGTGTAAGAATCGCCTTCCATAATAACAACCCGACACCAAATAAAAAAGCCCGGTTGCAGCCGGGCTTCGCAGGTAAATTGAACCTTAACCTAATGTTCTGTTTACCTCCTCGTTTGTTTGCGGTCAACCAAAAAACAGGAGAATAACAATGACCCCACACTACCACACGCCCGACCGCGTTCGAATCGCGTTTCAGGCATTCGAACTTGCCCACGGTTACAGACCGAACCGGGAGGAACAAATAGCGATCCTCCGGGCGGAAGGTTTTGATCCGGAGACGATCGCGTTTTTCCGCGAGGCGGCCAGTGCAGCACCCAGGCATACCCAGGAGGTTGCATGAATACCATCACAGAAAACCGTCCGTATCTGGATCGGAAAACCTTTGAACGGGCAATCGAGGGAGATTGCAACGTGCAGATTTTCACGATTTGGGATCTTTACACTGAACTCACCAACACCGCAAAAATGGAACCGACCTACGCGGTTCGTGCGATTGCCGAACTTGGCTGGGGAATAGAGGGACTTGTCGCTCGTTTGGTAGAGCAGGGGGTGGAGTTATGGAATTGAGAAAGATCAAACCCGGTCCGATAATTGGAATAGGATATGACCAAAATCGCGAAAGACGTTCTACAGAAAACCATTCCCGCAATCGTCAAAAAATGGGAAGCTTGTTTGAGTTCGGAGGATTCCGACAAACAAATGCTGATCGCGTATATTCTCAATTTTGTGGAGGAACGGCGAGGGAATGCCGCACGACTCTCGAAAGAAACGGGCATCGCCTTGACCAATATATCCCATTTGCAAAACGAAAACAGACCTCTTCCGTCAATAGAACGCCTCGTAATTTTGACAAGAGCTGTTCAAATATTGGAAAAAAACCAACATTAAAGATTGACAACATTGGAATAATTCCAACTAATGCCCTCTACAAACTTCAGGAGGCATTGTCATGAACGAGTTGAGGAAAGACAAATCGAGTCCGATAATTGGAATAGGATATGACCAAAACAGAGACAATAAAACAAATAATCACACACAGGCGGAAATGTGTGGATTTGGAGCAGGCACATCGGGAGGCACTCATAGATTATATTCGGGAGTTTGCAGGAGCGAAAAGGGGAAACCAGGCACTTCTTGCGAAAGAATCCGGTGTTCCCGGATCTCGGATATCGCATCTTATAAACAACACTGGTCGTCCTCCTGGAATGGACGGACTTTTAACGTTAGCCGAAGCGATAATAAAACTGCACAAAGTGTAAGTTTATTCCTTGACAATAATGCACATTGTGCATTATTATGCACCTCTAAACAATTAGGGGGTGTATAATGAATTTCGAAAGTACAAATTCAGACAACCAGATGAACGGTTTGCGTGAACTTGTTCAACCCACCGGCCTTGAACTACTCGCCCAGGACGTTAGGGATGTGTGCGATTGGTTGGCCACAGACGAACGTAAGAGCCAACGCAAATCGGATAGCCAAAGCGCACGCAAAGACCGCGCTCGAATCCGGGCGGTCCTTACCCAATATCGTCAAACAATCACGTATCTCAAACAACAGATCAGGGAACGCGATGCGCTACTGCTGACTCTCAAAGCGGAGACGGACGCAATGGCTGCCGTTATCAAGGACATTAAAAAGTCGTACGGCATTAGGGTGGTGGCGTGATGGAAGAAAATGCAATTATCATAAAAACGGACAATCCAGTTGAGCAGATGCGACAGGCAACTGATGTTGCTGGTGCGTGTCGCGAAATAGTAACCCGGACCGTACAAGAGATACAGGGCAAAAGGTACGTTAAAGTTGAGGGTTGGCAAGCGATCTGCAACGCTCACGGTTGCGCAGCTTCGTCTGGATCTGTTGAGAGAATCGAAGGCGGATTTCGTGCAGTTGGGCAAATTCGTCGTCGTTCCGATGGAATCATTATTGCTGAGGCCGAAGGCTTTGTTGGTGATGATGAGCCTCAGTGGGCAGGAAAACCTGAGTATGCAAAAAGAGCGATGGCGCAAACACGCGCAATTTCGCGCGCTTGCAGATCAGCGTTTGCCCATGTTGTTGTGTTGATAGACGAAAATCTGTCCACCACTCCGGCCGAAGAAGTTCCGGCCGATGGATTCGGGTCCGATTCTAAAGTATCAAAAAAATCTAATACACCTCAGAGTGCTGAGGTTTCGCCGAAAGTTCCAATAGGCGAGCCTGCGACGAAGGAGCATCGTGACGCGTATTTCAAGCCAAATGGAAAGAAGAATTTTATCAACGAATTCGGAGCCGAACTTTTTAAACACAACGATGTGTACGTGTATGCTCCGATCGGCACATACGACAAATTTTCTAAGGGGCTGCCAATCGATTTAACGCCTCAAAAAGTTCCACCCAAAACCAACTACGAAAAATCTGTCAATGGGACGGCAACCCCTGAACTCGCAGGGGTAGGAGCAGGTACAAAACCGACTGTCAACGATGATGAGGAGGATCCATTCTAATGAGCAAATCAACATTAACGTTTTACGATCTGAACGACATGTATTACGAGGCTCTTCGTAATGCAGTCGATCAGGAAACCGGCGAGATTATAGACCAAGATCTTTTCAGACTCTTGGATGAGATTCAGGAGGTGAAGGATAAGAAACTCCTAAACATGGCCTGCGCTTACAAGGCAATTCAAGCCGAAGCTGACGCCATCGAGGCAGAGGAGGAACGTCTCAAGGCAAGGCGAAAGGCCTTGGAGAATCAAGTGGATTCGATTGGATCCTGGATTAAATACAACGCGGAAGCTGGCGTAAAAATCAAGGATCCTCGTGCTGAAATTTCTTGGAGAAAATCTTCTCAGGTTATCGTTCAGATCGAAGAATCTGATTTGATTACAAAACTTGGTGAACGATTCGTAAAGACCGAAATCACGCATTCTCCAATCAAGGCGGATCTGAAAAAAGCGATTGAAGCGGGCGAAGAGATTCCGGGAGTTTGGATCGATTCAAAACTCAATCTTCAAATCAAATGAGGAATTTATAATGAGAACATATACAAACGAAGAACTACAAGCGATTATAGAATCGCATCTGGCCTGGTTGCACAACAAGGTCGGTGGTATCCGTGCAAATCTACGCGATGCAGATCTACGCCGTGCAAATCTATACAATGCAGATCTGCGCGGTGCAGATCTACGCCGTGCAGATCTATGCGGTGCAAATCTATACGATGTGCTTGGGAATTCTGACAATATCAAAACGATTCAAACCGATCTTTGGTTAGTCGTATATTCGCATAATGCTATGTACATAGGTTGTAAGGTTTATAGTTTTGAAGAGTGGTGAAACTTTTCTGACGATGAAATTGATGACATGGATTATAACGCTCTTCAATTCTGGCGGAAGTGGAAGGACGTTTTGCGGAAAATTATCGAAATCAGTCCGGCGGCTCCCACGAGACAGATAGAGAGCGTAGCGTCATGAAAGTTAAAGGCATGAGTAAACAAACAATAACCGATGAAACAATTCTAATGACCTATGACGAGATTTGCAACAATGAGGACGAGTGTCGGCCTTTGTATCTGATATCTCAGGAGATTGCAGACGATTTGGGTATGGACTTTTTTTCAGTTACGGGCCTGATCGTAGCAGAACGGTTCATAAGATAATGTCATCTCTGGCACTTTAGGAAAGGCTATATGAATATTGAAATTTTCTTTCACGATTTAACAGAAGAGATCCAGCAAAAATTACTTGATGCGGGATACGACGACAACTTGGCCAATGTGCTGCCTATATTTGAATTTGATCCAGATTGGGCGGATGATGAGGACGAAGAAGAATGAAAGCAAAAGAACTGATCAAGCTCTTGAGCATAATGGAGACTGATATATTCGGGGAAGGGTCCCCTTAGTTTAATGAGCCGTCCGTGCGGCATTTTTTTAAAACGAGGATAATATGAGCAAAGTTTATTTATACACACATGGCGAGGGTTGGAAGCCGTTCGATCTTTCTGACAAAGAAGAATTCGAAAAACGTGATATATGGATCGGAGACAGAGCAAAGATCGGAAACAGAGTGGTGATCGGATACAGTGCGGAGATCGGAAACAGTGCGGTGATCGGAAACGAAGCGAAGATCGGAAACTACGTGAAGATCGGAGATTACAGTGTGATCGGAGACAGTGCGGTGATCGGAAACCACGTAACAATCGGAAACGAAGTGGAGATCGGAAACAGAGTGGTGATCGGATACGGAGCGAAGATCGGAAACGAAGCGATGATCGGATACAGTGCGATGATCAAAGATTACGTGAAGATCGGATACAGTGCGGTGATCGGAGACGGAGCGAAGATCGGAAACGAAGCGATGATCGGATACGGAGTGAAGATCGGAAACGAAGCGATGATCGGATACGGAGCGAAGATCGGAAACGGAGCAACTATTAAATCTCTAATATTCTCTGGAACACAACACGTAGTGTCGTATTGGGGAGAGGATAGGATAGATATCGGTTTCAAAACAATGTCGATTCAGGAGTGGATTAACGCAGGCGACGATATTGGTTATGATATGGGTTATACCGATGAGCAAATCACTGAGTATAGACAATATATCATGATGATTGCAGAACTCCATAAGTCTCAAAGAGAGGCAGAATGAAAGCAGGAGACCTTTTAACAGAATTACAAAAATGTAATCCTGACTTTGATGTTTTGGTGTATGTATTAGATTTATCCGGATCCCGTACTTACTCCGTAGATGGGATACTCGCAAACACTACGGAGCCATGCGTTATATTTAATGCGAGCGTTAGGGGCGCGGAATGAATTTTGAACTATTAACCGGTTTAAGTATGCTATTGATATTAGCGATAGCATACTTTTTGCAGTGGCTGTTTAAGAAACCTCCGGGTTCAGAGGTGGAAACCTTCATGCGCGATTGGAATAATATTCGAAAAAAATACATCACTGCAGAAGACGATGCTGCTCTTAGGGCAGCTAACTCACAAATTGAGAAATCGAAAAACAAAAGGCCTGTCGCTTTTTTGGATCCAACGAGGCGACATAAAAGACACCGAGAGGAAGGATAATAATGGGTAAAGTTTATTTGTATGATTATGAGGATTCTCTTTGTTGGAAGCCGTTCGACCTTTCTGACAAAGAAGAGTTCAAAAAGCGTAATATATGGATCGGAGAGAATGTAGAGTTTGGAGAAAACGTGTTTATTAGCCGAGGCGCAACGATCAGAGACCAAGTTAAGATTCAGAGTTACGTAGTGATTGGAGACCACGTAACGATCGGAGACAGAGCAACGATCGAAGACCACGTGAAGATTTTGGGATATTCAACGATTCTTAAATACGCAGTGATCAGAGACAGAGCGGAGATCGGAAACCAGACTCTAATCGGACTCAACGCAGTGATTGAAGATTACGCAAAGATCGGAGACAGAGTGGTGATCGGATACAGTGCGAAGATCGGATACGGAGCGGAGATCAGAGATTACGTGACGATCGGAGATAGTGCGGAGATCGGATACAGAGCGAAGATCAGAGGCTACGTGAAGATCGGAGACAGTGCGGTGATCGGATGCTACGCAAAGATCGGAGACCGCGCCGTAATTGGACCCGGTGTGACGATTAAAGAAGGTGTAAACTTAGAGGCCTTCTCAGTGGTATGTCCGGCATGAGAGAAGAGATTATACATATAATATTAGATAAATATAATTTTATTGAGACAAAAAATCCGTCAACGTATGAACGTCCGGACGGGATAACTGTGCAGGTGTTGGATCAGATCATAGTCAGACATTCGGGAAAGGTTATCTTTTGCAATGATAGTATTTATGAGTTTTATTTCTTTATGATGAACTATTTAGAGGAATCAGGAGCTATAGTAGAGCTTCTTGAATCACACATATGAGAGAGAAGAAAGTTGTTAGAATTTTCCGTACCAATAAGGCGGAAACATATTATAAAAACATCGATACACGATACAATTTCGTGAAGACCATGAGCCTTGAGGCAAAGGGCTTACTGGGAATTTGCCTGGCACGTCCAGACGACTGGGAATTGCATTTAGGGGAGGTTCAAAAACATTCCTCGAATGGGGAAACCTCGCATCGAACAGCCTGGAAGGACCTGGAACGGCACGGATATTTCCATAGAAAAAAATATAGGAACGAACTCGGACAATTCGTTCATGAGTTCGACGTCTACGAAGACCCATCGTTGAATCCGCATTTCACAGGAACGATTCCGGAAACTAAAACCCGTAAACAGCCAGACGTGAAAATCAAGTCTGGACAAGATTTTGAAACAGTCCATACCCCAGGTTCCACACGTGGAAACCCACATGTGGAAACCCACACGTGGAAACCCACGCCCGGGAATCCACCTGTGGAAAATCACGCCCTACTAAATATAGAACAACCTATTATGGATGAACTTATTACGGACCAACCTAATATAAAAGAACCAAATACGAAAGAAGAGAAAGAAGAAGAAAAAGAATCTCTATCGTCGAAGATCACATTTGCGAACTTACACAAAAACATCTCGAAGCTCCTTGAGTCGAAAAAAATCCGATACAACGGCAATGCCTATAAGGAGACTTCAGCGCTCACTTGGTTTATGTTGAACGGCTATGAGGCGGATTTCGTCTTTGAAACGATGACTAAGCTCCTCCTCATCAAAAACACTCCACCCTACAAAGATGATCCAAAATTTTGGAAGCCGATGCCTATCACTATCTCGTCATTAAAAAGTTACGTTGATCAGATCCATGCGACGGCTGCCGCATTGGTCGAGACGCCAACGCAACGTTATGCGAGAGAGGCCGAGGAACATCAGAAAAAAAATCCGGATCCAAAGGACTACGAATATTTTGAGGACTGGGTCTTGGCCTATAACCTTCCAATCGAAACAAAATTGGCGATCCTTAATTTCGATTCGCCAGAGGAGCTTATGGATCCAAATACAAAAAAGCCAAAAGGCGATTTCGCAAAAAAATTCTATGAGACTTTCAGAATTGCAAAGGGGGAGCCATGCAAGTTCAAACGAAAACCGGCGACATAAAGTTGGATAGGAAAATTTTCTCAGCAGTACACTCCGAATTTTCAGGGGATATGCTCAGCGAAGTTTTAAGAGAAATTAATATTGGCTTAACCGAGGACGAGTTGAGAAGGCTAATCAAGGTGAGGCTTAGAAAAATCGGAGTCGATGTTCCTCTTGAGTCAATCACGATAGGATCTACTGATCTTCTTACGAAGCTTGGAAAGGGAAAATTAAAAACCGATCTTGAAAAAAAAGAAGAGGATTGTGTGAGAAAAGACTTAACCGCAATTCAATTGAGTACTTTGAAATTTATTGATGACTTTATTCGAACTGTAGGGCTTCCCCCTACGTATAGAGAGATCGCCTTACATTATGTGGTGACTACTAAGACCATAGTGGATAGAATTCTTTCTATGGAAAGGAAGGGGTTTCTAAAAAGAATGCCGATGAAATCCAGAGGGACAATTTTAACCTCTATGGCAAACGAGATGTTGTTAGAGGCGAAAGAGAAACTGCATGAGCATAAAAAATAATTCAACTTTGAAAGAGGCCAAGGGCAACCAAATGAATATATATGAAGTTTTTATAAATAAGGAAATTGCAGGTGGTTGCTCTGAGGACAAAAATAGTGAGATCGTTTTTGCGAAAACTCAACTGAGAGCCAAGCGGTTGTATTACAAACTTCATGGTGTCAGCAACTGGAATTATGATGAAAATGAGGATATCGTAGGCCTAAAGCAAATTCCTACAGAACAATCAAAACAATTATTCGATATAATCGGCGAGTGTGACCTAACACTATTGGGAGGAATTTATTTCAATCATTATGATGAGATTACTCCTGTTTTAAGGGAGCTTGGTTGGAGTTATCTTGGAGAAGAGGCTTGCGATTCCTGTGAACTTTATCCATTCGGAATCGAAGAGCATCTAACTAATGAAGACGGATTATGCAATGCGTGTGCTGAACGGGAAGCGTCCAATGCCCAAGGTTAAAAAGTTTGAACGATCCGAGTTCGACGCATTACCGGAAAGGTTTTTAATCGGAATTGATCCTGGAACAAAAACAGGTGTGGGCGTGTGGGATAGAACAGAGAAAGGACTCTTAGAAGTGACGACGTTATCTTGCATTCTTGCACAGCAGTTTGTCCTGAATTACAAATGCGTCAACATGGACGTATGTTTGATTATTGAGGATGCAAGAAAGAGAAAATGGTTTGGGAAGAACTCTGAGAAGAAACGCCAGGGCGCAGGCTCCGTGAAGCGCGACTGCAAGTTGTGGGAAGAGTTTTGCGAGTTGGAGGGAATTCCGTATCGCCTCGTTCACCCACAGAGGGGCAAAACAAAACACAAGGCAGCCGAGTTCCGGACTCTTACTGGTTGGACGGGCCGAACATCTGAACACTCCCGTGACGCGGCCATGCTCGTTGTGGGAAGGGGGAGATTTTGAATGAATTACGAAATCGGTAAATACTACAAAGTTCCCTGTGCTAAAATTGTGAACGAGTTCGGAAAGGCACATTACATTCCTGTAATAGGGCCAAGGCATAGCGATCCACAATTTGGAACGAATGAGGAGCATTATCACATTGATGCACGATTTACGTCCAACTATATCAACAAGGCATTGCGCATATCATCAGGATTCACTAATAGACCTATCTGGGTTGATGATAATAATTACATTTATGGAACGAAGTACGCCTTTGAGCGTGTTGTTCAAAAAGAAAGGAAATGCCGTACGACCGTTACAGGACTATTAGGGCCAACTCTATTGCATCATCTATATAAAGACCGGTACGAAAAATATGAGGCGTGGGCGGAGAGTTTCTTAGGAAAAAAATGTTACGGTGGTCGATGCCCACATAGGAACATTGAACTCATACAGAAAGATGGAATTCGCTTTTGTCCGCTTCATGGATTGAAAGCAAACGCAAACGGGGAAATAGACGGTTACTATTCCCCCGCAATGCAGGAAATACAGGAATGGAAGAGAGGAATTTGAAATGGTCACCCGGCCTGTTCTCAAATACAACGGAGGAAAGTGGATTCTCGGTCCTTGGATACGATCGTTCTTTCCCGATCACGACACATTTGTCGAGGGATTCGGGGGAGGCGGGAGTATAACGATTCAGAAGGAAAGAGCAACTCGAGAATTTTACTTTGATATCGATAGCGAAGTGGCTAACTTTATGTGGGTCATATCTCATCGTGATTCTGCAAAAGAACTGATTCGTCGAATTTATTGGACACCTTACGCAAGAGAGATACATGCTTGGGCGGTTTCCGAAACCATTTCTACAGACCCCATCGATCGCGCGTTGAAGTTTTATTGTAAGTGTTGGATGGACCGAAACTACGTGAGAGGGAAAAGTTTTCGTCTTTACGGGAACATGGATTCTTCCGGCGGACATTTGCCGGCTTCTTTATGGGCCAATGTGCGAAACCTATACCAGATTGCGAAACGTCTTCGCGGTGTAACAGTTGAATGCAAACCATATATACAAATCGCGAGCTCGCTCGATTCTCTGACCACCCTTCACTACCTTGACCCGCCGTATTTGGGATCGGTCCGTGGATCCGGCGAGCTTTACATTCACGAAATGAAATCCGCACTCGCACACGCTCGGCTTTTGAAATTTATTCTCAAGCTGAAAGGGATGATTATCATCTCAGGGTATCCCTCGGGATTATATGCAAGGATGCTCGAAACGCAGGGATGGAAAATGGTAACTAAGGCAACACGGGACAACCAGAGACGCGAACGGATCGAAGCGCTTTGGTTGAATCCGCTTGTTCAACAGAGGTTAGCAGAACGCGAGCCAGAATTATTTGAGGCGAGAGTATGAATTCAGAAAACGAAAATAATATAGTTCAATTTGCGGAACTCGGAACATGGTCAGTTAAAAAATCAAATCAAAAACCCAAATGCAATCATGATTCTGTATACGTAGTCGAGGGTTCTCCTTATCTTCAATGTCAAACATGTGAAGAGGATTTAGATCCCATTTGGTTTATGACTCACATTGTGAAAGAAGAACAGGCGAAAGAATGGAGAGCGAAACGCTTAACGGATATAATAAACGATCTAATCCAAAAAATCGAAAATCAAAACAAACTAAAATGCGAGCATTGTGGGAAGTTTACAAGGATTCTTAAGGACATAGGAAACAAAAATGAATAACGATCAAAAAACAGCGGAACCAAAATCTTTCAAACTATGGTTGAAGATCATTTGGTTAAAAATTAGAGGGACTAGATTTACACACTTTTGGATTTGGGAAAGAAAAACAGGTGGGATTCTGATTAAAAACTATTGGTCACATTGGTATCCAGGTTTTCCGTTTTTTCTTGCAGATGGGAACATTGACGAGGTAACGAATTCGTGGGAGTTCCGTCTCGGATTATTCGGATTCGTTCTCGTGATTTTTAATACGAAAGGATAAACAAATGAAATCTAAACCAGTTTTTGAATTTTCACCAGATGAACAGCATGAAATGGAATACTCCACCCACATACGCAGTAGATTCGGCCGTCCGATAGTTCTCGCGTCTAATAGTTTAAATAATCTCAAAGAGGAGATCAAAAGTAGACGCATATTGCTTGCCTGGATTCAATGCGAAACTGGTTCTTTCAGTTATGGTCAGAGTCTGGTTGATGCATATCCTTATCAGCCAAACTATAATAGGATAAACAAATGCCATTTAAAATCAAAATTTTACGCAGGGTAGTGGATCTCAAATACACACTCCTGAGACTAAGGCTACAAAACAGTTATAGCATAATAGGCAACATAGATAAATCTTTTATATATGTTTCATTAGAACATGACTATGGGCCACATGATTGGGTCAAAAAGATTCTTGTATTCGAGTTAGATTATGTTGATGGTCAGAACGAACTCTCAGATCATATGATATTTGAGATTGGGGGATTGGGATTCTGGCTGAGTATTTGGATTCGGGTGAAGAAAGCAAA